TGAAGGGTTATTAATGCCACGTAAAGTTTCTTCATCTACTTCAAAAAAACGCCCTAGAAAAGACATGTTAGTAGTAACAGCTAGGGGAATAGAAAATCCACCCGTACGACCTTTTCCTTGATAAAAATCAAATAACGTTTTTTCTGCAAGAGATCTACAGTCTTGCATTGTTCTAAGAGCATAAGTTTTAGCCATAGTTATTAAATCCTCCTTATGATTTTTTAACTGCTTTAGATAAAGAAGGTGCAGCAACCTTATCATTTTTTATTATATATCTTCTGTTGAAGTTTTACAATATCAAAAGATAAAGAACCAATTAAAGACAGAAAGTTTAATTTTATACAATGCCAAAAGTCCAAAAAAGAAACTTCTTGCCCTATCTGTACTATTTTTTCAGCAGAACAAGTTTCTTTAGTTTTAAAATCTTTTCCGTATTTAAAGGTATAACTAACACTAAGTATATACTCTAATTGCTGTAAATTATCATCTTTAGTACGAATCTCTACTTGAGGTTTTAAAGTCAAAGAACCCACTGTATTATTTTTAGTATCTTTAAAATAAAAAGGTTCTGTAGTGAAATGTGCTTCAGAATGATAATTTCCTTGAGAAGAAACTACACAATCCCGTGAACCTTGAAACAAAGGGTCAAAGTCGGGTTTAATCTCAAAACAACCCCCAAAACACACCTGTAACGTTTTTAGTAATGCTACTAGTCCATAATAAGATTGATTAGATTTTCGACTATGAAAATTATCAAGATCGACCCCACAACTAAAGTACAGCATCCAAGCTTTAATAAGCTCCTGAGCCAAAGCCCTAGCCTGTGTTTGATCGTCAACTTTAACAACGAACTTACGTGGATCTTCTGCTAAATATTGATACATATCTATAATCTGTAAATACCTCCATTAGCCAGTTATTTAATTCTATTTTTTAGAAAGCGAAAACCTATATGTTTCACTTAAGAGTAATTCATATACGTAAAAATAGTTTGATCTCATATAAAGCCAAAAATCGTTTACAGATAGACTTTGACCCACCTTTATAGGTTTCTTGACCGTACACTTGTGTTTCTTTATAAATTTTCCGCATTTAATACTACCAAAAACACTAATTGAATAAATTATTTCCTTTGAAGACTCCGTTTCTAACAAGATTTCTACCTGGGGTTGTAACGTTAACGTACATGCACCTTTAGATACGCCTCTGACTTTACTCAAAACCCAAGAATAAGTATAAAAAAAGTCTTTAAAAATGCCTTCACCACTGGAAAAGATATCAGGATTAGTTCCACTTTGACAAGTTTCCTCTGTAGGAATATCAAAATCCATATAAGTAAGATGCTCTTTTGAAATTAAGTTTGCAAAAAGGGAAGTCATATTACGACAGAACTCCCAATCTGAACCCTGATCTAACCAACCTAAGCTTTTATAACTTACTATCTCGGGGTTAAAAGGATCGATCCCAGTTATAAAAGAAAAAGCCCATTCTTTTAGCACCTGTTTAGCAAAATCTTCGGCTTGCAACCTAGTATTAATTTTAAAAGTTTCTTCAGATGTACCCATAAATATATCCTCAACTAATCATTTATTTAATTCTCTTTTTTAGAAAGCGAAAACATATATGCGTCATCTAAAAGTAACTCATATACATAAAAGCAGTTTGATCTTATATAAAGCCAAAAATCACTCACGGATAAAGTTTGACCTAATTGTACTGTTTTCTCAATTGAACACTTGTGTTTCTTTAAAAAGTCCCCACATTGGAAACTACCAAACACACTAAGTAAATAAGTTATTTCTTTTGAAGACTCATTTTCTAAGTGTATTTCTACTTGCGGCTTTAAAGTTAGAGTACATAAAGTTTTGGAAGTGTCTTCATCTTTAAGCAAAGCCCAGTAGTAGTTATAAAAAAATTTCTTAGATAGACGATCAGGACTAAGTTCATTAGGATAAGGTTCCATTACAAGAGTACTAGAACTCAAACCAGGAAAATCAAAATCCATATAAGTAAAAGACTCCTTTGTAACTAATTTTGTAAGAAGTGAAGTCGTATTACGAAAGATATCCCAATCTGGTCTCCAATCTAATCTTTCATAATTTTTTGTCTTAGTGTAAACAGGATCAAGTCCACACATAAAAAAAGAATGCCATTTTCCTAATACATGCCTAATAAAATCCTCGGCTTGTTCCTTAGTTTCAACACAGTATTCAGTTTTCTCTTCTTCCATTGTATGTTTCCCTCTTTTAATTAGCTTTATTTAATTTAAGTATATTACTTAAATAATAATTGTCAACTAGGGCTGAAAAAAAATAATATGTAAATAACTTAAAACATGCAAAAAACACCCATAGGCTAGAACATACATTATGATACTCGGATTATTAGGGAGAATCTTTAGGGGTGTTTTTTGTTTGGGTTATTTAATTGGGTTTCCTCTAGCTAAAGTAATAACTTAGGAGGTGCAAAAGATGACGAATCTTAAATTTATATTTTACGTTTACGCTAGAGAATGTACTCCACAAAGGAACAATCCCTCGTGAAATACAAGACTATATTAGCATAGAATGCCTTAACTGTCAATTAAAATCTTAAAAAATCCTAATAACTAAAGGTTTAAAAATACAAAAAGCTCTATAGAACTAAAAATTAATGGCTAGTAATCATAATTCCTCTTACTACTTTTATAGCTATTTATTTAAATATACACTTTTTAAGAGTTGATTGCAAGCCGATTTTGCTATGGACTCTACAACTTGCATCTTTGCCGCGGGAGTTACTTGTTTTTTACCAGCCTTAGTTTCATGTTTAACTTTAGCAGTTGTTAAGTCAATAGAAATAACTCCACAGCCCCACGGTAATTTACCTAAGTAATCGTCCTTCTTCAGTTGTTCATACAGCTCTTTAGTAACTACTAGGTAATTATAGTCTCCCCACCAGCTTAAACGATTGCTACTCATTAAATCCGCTTTAGTAACCTTTATCTCATAAGAACGGATAGTACTATAATTATCAAATGTAATATAGTCTACCCGTTCTTTACTATCATCATATATGGGGTTTCTTAAAGTTACTTCCTTGCAACCAAAGACACCCGTTTTACTAGTATAATCAATTAATATTTCTTCAACTCGTAAAGTCTTAGCAGTCTTCATTAATCAAGATCAGTAACCTTTCTAGGAAAATCCTCAAGAAACGGGGGTCTATAACTATCTGTAAGTAAAGCCCCTGAATAAGTCTTATTTTCTATTTTAATTATTGCATCTAAAATCGATAAACATGCAGGATCTTCACGAAACTCTGAGTAACTTAAAAAATTTTGCAAGTATTCTTGTATTAAACACCTAGTTTCATAGTCATCAATATCAGAATCAGAAATTTCCTGATACTTATCTTTTAATTCTTCAGTAGGTATATCTTCCTTTAAAACTTTTGAACGATAAATATCTACAGCCGCAACGTCATTTTTAGCACAAATTAATGCATAAGGATTTTGAAATCTAAAATATCTCATTTTTTCCACCTCAATTAATATACACTGATAGTCTTTTGAGATAAATCTGTATTATAACCATCTGTGAATCCCTCTGTAAAAGAATTACTTCCATAATCACAATTTATTTTATTGTACTTATTTTTAGTCGATCCTAATCTCTTAAATAGTTCTTTGTCAGGCTTAACCATTAAATCATATTTTTTCGTTTGGTAATTTAATCTTATTTCTAAGCCCCTAATAAAGCCGTAAATATAATTTTTCTTTACAGCCATAGTTAATTTTCGATTTCTAGAAGTTTTAGCCCCTAAATAAAAATCATTTAAATGCTGCTCAGTTCTATATTTAATAATATCAATGGCTAGAAAATACATGTTTTTAGCTAATTCTACATCACTAGAATAACCATAAAAACGATATTTAAAGTATCCTTCAGGATAAAGCAGCCCAGTACGTACAAAGAGTACCTTAAAATTGTTAGCAATCACAAGAGCTAAAGATTGCTTTAATACAGAAAGCTTTTTACACTTTTCTAACAGTCCATATTCTACAGTCCGTTCTTGATCCTGAAGATTAGACTCCTTAATATCGTACTTTACCATTAGCTTTTGTGCTAACAAAAAAGCAGTTTGCGCCTCTTCATCTTGATTGTTATCCTTAGCAACATCTAATAAACCTTTTACCTTAGTTATAATTTTTTGATTTTCGTTATATTTCATTTTTTTGCCTCTTTCTGTTTTTTTCTTAATTAAAGAATACCACTTTTATAATAATTGTCAACAAAAACTTAAATATTTTATTTTAAATTAGTTCTACTCTAATAAATCCGTTCCGTCTTCAGTAAATATATGAATTTTATTTACAGAATCAGAATCTGAAAAAGCATCATAATTATGAATTTTTACCCCGTGTTTTCGTAAGTCAGAGACAACTTCATCATTTGTTTTAGAAACGGTGTATTCACCCTTTTTGAGATCTATAAATTTTTGTATTTGTTGTAGAGTATATTTATCATCAATATCAAACTCTGCCCAATTAACACCAGTGTATTCTAAAGTAATATGTTTCATTTTCAATTCCTCCATTTTACTATATTTAACTAGTTAGTTTAAATAAATAAAAGATTGCGGTACATACTTAATTCCATAATCTAATAGCAACTTAGGTTCTTTATAAAGAATTGGATTTCTTAACTTATAAGCAACCGCTTTTAAATATCCTTGATAATAAGCACAAAATTGTGTATAAGTTATTCCAGCAGCGGGTTTTGTAAGTTCCCATACTTTATCTGGAGTATCCTCTAAGATTTTTTCAATTTCTGCTTCTCCGACTACTTTACTTTCTGGAGCAGTAGCATAGAAAATTATCTTTTTTACACTATCTTTACAGCGCCGTTTTCTAAATTCATATTTCTTTTGATTTTCGAGAACTGCTTTAGCATATTGGGGCTTAATTGATAGCAATATGGTTGATGTACTCATTGTTTTTCTAACTCTATTCCCGATAAAGCTTGAATAAATTGATAATCTAAATCGGCATCTGCAAACATTTCAGTTAAATCAATGCAAAGAGAATCTGATCCTAAAAATGCAAGGCAATGATCTTCCCAGTCTGTACCCGAAAGTTCAATTAATAAAGGTAAAATAGAATCACAACAGATATAAGGTATCCAAACCAAAATATGTTGTTCCATATCATTTGATGCTATAAACGAAACCTCGCGGGTTTCATAAATCAAACCATATTCCTTTGACAACCTTATCAATTCTTTTTGTTTAGCATCTAAATTCATTATTCTTCTTCCCATTCTAAATCTATTCCTGACAATTCTTGAAGAAATGAATCTTCATTGTGATTAGAAAACATCTCACTCAAATCAATGCTCACACCAGTTTCGTCAAGAAGACTATTACAAGCAGCTACACGGGCTATTTTAAATAACACTGGTAAAATCCTGTCTAAAGCTGGATATGGAATCCATACCCCAATATGCGGCTCTACAATATCTTCCTCTGAAAGATAAACATCATAAACACCATACTTTAAATTATACTGCTTTGATAATCTTTTTAGTTCTTTCTTATTTTCATTTAGGTTTTGACTTAAACTCACTAGAATCAGCCTTCCTTAATTCTTTACCGTTCATTCTTTTACCTCTTCATAACTGTTCAAAGCAAGAAGAACCTCTTCTACGTCTTCATCAAGATCCTCAGACAGCTCTGGATTAAGCATCAAGTTACCAATTTTAGTGTAGTATATAAGATCCTTGTCATCATAGTGATAGTAATAATAATGACTGTGATTATCTGCAAGGAAAAATTTATTTGCCATACAAAACACTATAAAATGCTTTGTTCCTTTTTCCAAAATATCAAACTCATAAATTTCTTCACCTTTTTTATCATGAACGCCTGTGGAATAAGTACAAAAAGTTTTACGTGTAGTTTTTGGATCTTCAAGAACTTCGGTTTTTTTAGTCTCTGGGTTTAACCCTTTAGTCTCTACTGTTGTAGTAATAGTATACTGTCTATATTTTTTCGGTATCACAATAATCCACCTTCTTAGTTAACAACTCTGGATTTTCAAACTTATTACCAATAACTTCACCCCGTCTAGCAGTAACTTTTAAATAACGCATTCCTGTTATAAAGCAGGCTTCCTTATCTGACCATTCAACTATATCTATTACAAAAGGATCTTCAGTAGGAAAACTAGGATAGTTCTTCCAACGGATAATATCCCCTTCATAAATTTCTTTGCCGTTTTTATCTGTCAAGCCCGTATATTGCATATAAGTAATTTTGGTACCAGGGCTATCAAAATGGTGCTTAAAAATTTCGTTAATATCGCCGATAAAAGTAGGATCATATTTCATATAATTGGGTGAATTTTTGCGTTTAGTGCGGTATTCAACATATTCTCTAAATTTTAATGATCTCATCTTAAATTTTCCCACTTTCAAATGCTCTTTTAAAGGCTTCAAAAAATACCCGTATTAACTTATCATATTGTTTCTCACTGAGTAAAACAGCAGTATACTTATCAGTAGAATCTTGAATAGTTAAAGGCTTTGAAGTTTGATTTACTTTTTCAATTAACTTATCAATATCACAATGTTCTACTTGCCTTTTAGCAACATCTTCTTGAGGCTCTGGCTCTTTATCTGTAGTTTCTTGTAGTTCTTGTTCTTTATCTACAGTTTCTTGTGGCTCTGGTCTAGGTTCTTTAGTACTACTCTTTTTACTTTCCATATAAGCATCTAAATCAGACTTACTAATTTTTTGTGAGTTACCAACATAAACAACCTTTAACCCATCTTCAATAAAAGAATGTATAAGAGCATAGTTACTCTTTGAGAGTCCTAAATACTCCATTGTCTGTTTAAAATTAAAATATTCTTGTGTAATTTCTTTCTTTGTTTTTGTCATTACAATTCCTCCTAAGTAGTTAATACTTCAACAGTTACCAAAGTATCATTATGACTTGCACCATGTGCAACAATTAAAATTTCTATTTGTTTGAAACCTCGCTTTTTGCCTGCACCATTGGTGTTCCACCCAAAGCTAATTAATAACCCACGGGGTTTTAAAATACGAGCAATCTCATCTAAATGCTTAGCCCTCCAACGGGACTGAGTATCTTCTTGTGTAACTTTGATCCCAAAATTTTTATAACTTTCAGAGACTTGTCTTACTGAATATGGCGGATCATATAAGACGATATCAGCAGAATTATTGGGAAGTACCTTTAAAAAATCTAAAGCATCTAAATGATAATCAGTATTAAATTCTGGGTTTAAATCGTTGGAAATTGTAGCAAACTCTGAATTACCACCAGCAAACGGATCGATTACAACTTGTCCTGAATGCACATAATTCTTTAACAATAAATTAATAGGCTTAATTTTAAACGTATGCTTATTAGGCATTGACCAAGCCTTTGTTATTTTCAAACTGTCATCTCCTTAAATTAAATTTTAGACTCTAAACTATTTAAATCATAAATAAATGATTCCATCTTACGTTTAGTAAATTGAAAGCATTTTTCAAAATCATTATTGGGACGTTCGGTTGATAAAAGTAACCCATCTTTCGAATAATCTTCTATTGCTAAATTTCCATTACTGTCTAGCAGCCGATCATAATATTCCTCATAATCACTACCAAAACTATTAGCTTCTTTTGGGGAAAAGTTATCCCAACAGTAATTAACTTCCTTCTCTAAATAATTCTTAAATTCTGAAGCTACTGCAGCATTGAAATTAAGGAGGTCATTCTCCTTAATTGGGCGCTCAAAAATTATTGCATACGGCCGAGCCTTAACAATTAAGATTTGTCCAGTTTGATCTTTAAAAGTTTTCTTTGCCATTTTAAACCATCTCCCTAGCATTAAAACCAAACAACAATCTAAAAGCTACCTGTTGTTCAGCTTGATTATTTTTTGTATCGCGCCATTGCTTAAATTCTTTAGTTACTGGTAGCCACTGATTATTACAACCGTTCATAAATTCTTCCATACATTGATCTTCGTTATAAGCTAAAATCATTTCTACAGCACAAGAGAAACTAATAATATTTTTTCGTACTAAATTTTTAAAATAATTAATCCGATCTTTTACTTCTTGAGAAGCAGGTTTGTCATAATTATTAGTTACTTTAGTATGATCGGATACCGACCAACAATAGCCAATTATGGAAGAAATACATTGTACTAAATTTAGTAAAGCTTGTTCTTGATTATTATTAACAGTTACGAACTCTTGTTCGCCTGTAAACTTACAACCCCAAAATTTAGCAATAGACTTAAAAACAGGAAATTGATCTTTAAGATTTTCTTGTTCCCATAAAATATCTAATAAGATATTTACTACGGTATCACCATCATCACTATACGTATTACCTGTTTTAACAAAGACTAAATTATCTTGAATTTCATCATAGGCATTAACAATAATTTCTTGAGAACCATTATCTAAATCTTTCACCTTAAAAATTAAGTTAGACACTGCTAGTCCTCCTCTGATTGTAAAAATGCTCTATCCAAAGGAACTTTAAGGTGATCTTCATCATTGCCTATCGTATTCCAAAGAAAGTTATTTAATTCTTTACACCTATCGATAAACCTCAATGCTTCCACTGCCTCTTCGCTGTCAGGATCTAAGTTGTCTAATACAGATACAGAGTAAGTAATTATTATAAACTGCAAACTAGCACAAACCTGTTCTCTAGTCAGTAAGACTTCTTTTCTATCACTTTTTCCTGACTCCCTAAGTTTCTTTTGACGAGCTAAAGTAGCAACGTATTCAGTACTTCTCTTTTTAAAGTCCTTATATTGATTTTCAGTTATTCTATCAGGCAAACCAATTACTTCCAACTGCTTAAGCCGCGATTCACTAACTAAAGTCTCCACAAACAGCTGTACATCTGTGTCAGAATAAGATTTTTGAGATTTCTTTTTATCCTTAGTCATTTTTTACTCCTCTTATTACATAATTTTTAATTATTTCAATCTAATTCTTATTAAGTTTATCAAGATCAATCAAATCATATCGAATAGCAGATAACGCACTGCAAAAACCAATTACAGCAGATATACATTGAACTAAATCAAGTAAAGCCTGATCCCTATCATCATTAGTTGTTGTAAATTCATGATCGTCATTAAAATCACAATCCCAATTCTGAGCTATAGCCTTTAAAGCTTGAACCATCTGAATATTATTACTCTTGTCTCGATTCTCGAAAAGATCTGGAAACAGGCTAAACTCCATATAACCATAGTCCGTATAAGTGTTTCCCTTTTGAAAAATACTCAAGCCATCTCTACAATCATCTATCGCCTTTAATACTATTTCTGTATACCCATCTTCGGTATCTCTTGTACTCATAATTAAGTTTGACACGGGTTTAATCCTCCTTTTCAGTATCAGAGTCCTTTCTAGTCTGTGTACTATCTAAAACTACTAAATCTGCGGTAACTAAGAGTTCTTTAAAGTCTTTATAAGCTTCCAAAGTTATCGTAAATCGACTACCATCTGTTAAATTTATTACATAATTATCTGTTACGGCTTTCTTAATATCCGAAGTGATACTATGGTACTCATAGCGCGATTGATCTTCCCATTCCGGGTAAATAGATTGAATGCAATCCATATTAATCAAAGCATCTCGACCGTCAATGGTTGTAAATTGATATAACATACTTAATTCTCCTCTTCGTCTGAAACAATAAGTCCTTTTTTAATTAATACCTTTTCAAAGTTTTTAAAATCTTCAACTTCAAGATAGAATTCCTGACCGTTGGTTAAAGTTATTGTATAGAGCATTATTTCATCACCTTGCCTAGTTTCCGGTGGTAGATCAGGCCAGTCCCTATTAAATTTAGTAATCTCAGCATATTCTGGGTGTATAGATTGAATACAATTTAAATCAATATACGATCCATGATATTTACCCTCTGGTATAAAATATAGCATTTTCATTCCCCCCCCCGTACCGACCAAACATAAGCAAATTTTTTTAAGTGCTTCCTCTGAGTCGATATCCTCTAGTGCTATATTTAGTACTATATTTTTAATTTCTTCAAGTTGTTTGTGCTCCTTAACCGTTTTAGTCTCTTTTTTATCAAGACTAGAAATAAGTTCATTAATTTCTTTAAGAGTTTTCTCTTGAATTTCTTTAAATGTTTTCTTTAACTCGGTGTACTCTGGTTGTACACTAATATCTTCTTCTTCAGCATCTTCCTGATCAGAATCTTTTTCATAAGCCGACTCTAATAAGCCTTTTTCAATCAAAAACTTTTTAAAACCCTTATAGTTTTCTACAGACAGAACAAAGTGATCCTGGTTAGCCAAAGTTACTACATAACCACTAGCTAAATGATTATTACCGTTGTCCAATAACTTATTTTGATCTTCATTCTGAGACGGTTTATTAAGCAGGGGACTAATAGATTGAATATTATTCACATCAATTATAAGATCTCTTCCACCATCTGTTGAAAATTGAAATAACATTCTATTCTCCTCCTTCAACTAAATAAGAAACACCTTTATCGTCATACTTAATCTTGCCTTGATTGTAGAGTTTCCAAAATTTATTAATGCTACCGCCAATTTTTTCTAGGGTGGGAATATCATCTTCAGATAACCTACGTTCTACACCATTTTCATCATAAGTATTAAACCAATAGCCTTGCTTTAATGCTGCTATGGCAACTTCATCTTGAGAAGCATTTTCCATACCGTCTGCCCAAGGAATTCTACGAACATCAATATCAATGTAACGATCGGGTTCACCCATTTCATCATCATAGAAAGCTTGTTCTCTTGCTTTACCAGCCGTTTCCGCCCAGTAAAAATTATTAAATGCTTCCAACCCATCTTCATAATGGCATTCATAAGCTTTCATAATTTTATTTCCTTTTCTTATTATTAACTCTAAAATCAATTATTAATACTTCTTAAGCTAACCATAAAAATGACCCATTTGTGATAGATAATCATAAGGCTTTGGGGCGTTTAAAAATTCAGGATTATCATAAATATTACCAATAACTCTCGGCTTTGCGCCCTTGACCTTTAAAACATCATAAACATCTTGTGTTGCTCTGCCTTTATAAGGAGCGATTTTATGGGGAATTTTCACAGCAACAAATTTATAATTTTGAAATTTAACCTCATAATGTTCTTTTGAACCAGTTTTGTCAAAAGCCTCTAAAATATCACCTTCATAAAAGGCTGGAAAAGGTCTACCCATAGAATTTACTCCCAGTCCAACCGTGGCGGCATCAATAGCTACAACAGGATTTTCAGACTTGAAAGCTACCCGTATAAAAAATTCAGGGGTTGCACAATCATCATCAATCATATCAATATTACCCACTAAATAGTAGCGACCCGCGTATCGAAGCAACTCACCTTTAATCCAACCATCTTTCAAAAAATAAGGCTCCATACTATCTACATAAGTATCATATTCCCAATTATCATCTTCATCAAAATCTTTTCGCTTAGGAAATAAACGTCCTCTATATCTAGTAAATTGAAATCGGGTTTCATAACCCCAAAACGGTTTAGACATAATACCAACCTCCTTAAACTAATTTTAGTAAAAACTAAGCCTTATTTAGCTTAATCCTTGTTAACTTAGCTTTTTACTTTCAAAATTAATGTTACCACTTAACTACAAATTGTCAACAACTTTTCAAAAAAAATATTATTTAAATTATTTTTTATTAAAACGCATTTACAAGCCCTCTAAGAGATTTTATTAGTTTCTGGTATAATTACCCTAAACAGCTTATAAAATCTCTCAGAACTTAATTCTGGGACTAAATTTTCATAATAGTAGCTTATTCATCTATAAATTTATTATTTTGAAATCTTTTATCTTGTTTAGTTACTGTATCGGGTTCTTTAAAATTTAATAAAGCAACCAAAATTAAAAAGAGTGCAGGTAAGCTCATCATTAAAACCCATTTAACTACAGAACAAATTAATAGGATTAATCCAACAACAATAGTTACAACATTTAACAAATTGAAAACTACATATTTTTTCTTACTTCTTCTCATCATTCATCTCTCCTAACTACTTTAAATTGTACCACTTAACTAGTAATTGTCAACCGATCTTTACAAAAAAATCCCTAAATTTAGGCACAAAAAAACCTGCGTTCCCTCACGCTATGGAGGAGCAGGTTACCCCCATCTAATGATGGAGGTTGGTCTATTTGTATAATAACACACTTTATATACCTATGCAAAAGAAAATACAATAATTGCTAAAATGAAAGCAAACACTAAAGTAATTATTGCTAAAATTGAACGAACTTGAAACAGCATACTAGAGTATGTAGCAAACGATTTTTCACTAACTGTATTCTTAAAAATATTATCGATTTCTAAAACTCCCAATAAAGTCATTACTAAAACAACAATTACAACAGCTAAAATTAACGCTAAGATATCTAAAAAATCTAGCGAGGCTATTGAAGCATAAGAAAACAAAGCATTCACATAAGAAAAAGTGGCAATAATATTAATAATTAAAATTAAGAAAAAAACAAAATATTGTAAACCCGTTCTAATAGAACTGGAAATCTGTAACTCTTTAATCTTAAAATACTTTGATAAGTATAAGGCTAGAATAACTGCTGTAAAACCCAAAATATTCTTAATAAAAAACAAACTCATTCTATTTAATCTCCAAACTATAATTAGTCTTATAACTATCCTGCGGAATAACAAATTTATAGGAAGAATCATTAAATAAATAGACTCTTTTACCTGCATTTAAAAAGATATAACGATTAGCCCACGTGTCTTTATAGTGATGCTTAGTTACTGCAACAAACGGTAAAGAATATTTAGTATCTCTTTTATCAGACAAAGCCCTAAAATCATATTCACGGAAACTAATTTTGTTAGTAGGCACTAAACGGATCTTAATTTTTGACTGTCCTTGATAAGAAAACAGTACCTTATTTTCACCATTACTATGCACACCAGCCAGATACACTATACCGCTACTACTTTGAGGATTAGATGTTATTGGTACCAAAGGATAAACCTCAGTATATGATTCAGTAGCGCTAATAAACGGCATAATATCTGACCACACCACAAAAGAAAAAATACTTAGCATTAAAAACAAACTGGAAGGTATTATGTTAAGAAATTTTTCTTTGCCTTTATTTTTCTTTAGGGCGGGGTGCAAAATCTTTAAATACAGAAAAACGATTACTAAAAACAATACCAGTACGTACATTGTCTTTACTCCACCTACTTAATTAATAATTACACTAGTATATAATATAAAAAAAGCAAGAACTGATTTTGTTCTTGCTTTAACTCTTTAAAATTTTAAATTGTTCATTTTTATAATATTTAATTCGCTTTTTTGCTTGCTTATATAACATAGGTGTCGTTCGATCGATTAAATCAAAAATCATAGTTTGGTTCTTATCCTTTGAAATTCTTAGAATACGACCAACCCGCTGCAAGACAGCACGATAACTCTTACCAGCACTAGCATAAACTAAATACTTAATATTCGGTAAATCAATACCTTCATCAACAACAGACGTCCCAATTAAGGCTAAAACTTTACCTTTACGAACATCTGCTAATAATTCTTTACGATCGTCCGACTCTAAAGAACCTTGTAAAAATCCAGTAGGAACTCCTTCTTCTTCCAACGAAGCTTGAATAGTTTCTCCATGTTCAATAGAGTTGACAACAATTAAAGTAACCGCCCCTGTACTTGCTAAACCTTGAACCAGCTTTGCAATTACCTTATTGCGATAATCATTATGAATAACTCCAATATCATAATAGTACTGGTATTGTTGCAAAGGACTAGGTGAAAGTAATATACCTTTTTCATCTTTAGTTAAATCAGGTTGCGTTATTGGTACTAATTTAATAAAAGGCTTAGCCGAAATTTCTCTTTTAATTAAATAATCATTTGAAATCTTGAAAATATTATTACCAGTAATTCCAATTAATTTCTGATAACGTTCAGGACTCTTTTTATCTAAAGTTCCTGTTAAACCTATTCTTTGCCGCGCATTAGGCATATGATTAACAACTAATTGATAATCCGCTGAAGCAAAATGGTGAAATTCATCACCAATTAACACTTTAACACTAGATAAGAAATCAAGAATTTCAGTATATTGTTGGTAGACTTTTTTATTTTTAGAAATAATTAACTTGCGATAACTCTCTTGATAATACTTTAAAGCGTCTTTAATCTCATCATTACTTAAATCTGAAGCAGCTAACTGTGCTAATTGCATAAAAGTTGGTTCTAAATAAGCATACTTTGGTTTGTTATTATTCAGAAAAGTTTTAATTACTTGCCTAGTATTCGGATATTTAATAAAGACAGGTACTAATTCTAAAGCTAAAAATTTTAAAGCTTTATCTTTCGGACTTTTTAGTTGAACAACTGCATTATCGTTCGGATTTTTCTTTAAAGCATTAGCAAGGGTTCTAATAGTAGCGCAAGTAATCTGCTTAATATCTTTTTTGCCATCACCCCAAAAACCAATTGGGCGATCTAAGCGCTCTGCATAACGCTTTTGAGTCTGATAAGCAATATCTTTCGAACCACAAAGAAAAAGAACACGATCGTCATTATCTAATAGCTTTAAGTCTTCTTTTACCACCGCCGCCGAAATTTCAGTATTATGGGTAACAATATAATCATTAATTAAAAACATATGTGACTCATTATCAACTTGAAAACAAGTACCGTTTTTTAACCCTTCAAAAGAAATATCAATGATTTCAGAACAGGCTGCTTTCTCCCTAAAATCAACTGTAAATTTATAGCAATCCTTACTCCCATCTTTTTCTAAAGTCATTACACAGTAATAACCTAAGCTATCAATCAGTTTCCTAATCCAGTGTGCGATAACTGAGTTTTCAACTGTAAATACTGGAATGTTCTTTTGATCCTTAAGTTTGTTATTGTGCCAATGATCTATAAGTGACTTCTCAACTCTGGGAGATTGATCATAAGGGTGTTCATAAAAATAATCCGTATCAAGAAACTTCTCAAAGTCCTCACCATAAATAAATCCTAGCATAAAGTAAGTGCGGTTATCCACATCATCAAGTAACCACTCTTCAGTCCATTTCTGAGGATCAAAATTGCTAATAGTACGTAACTTGAGTCTCAATGCCCGACCAGCTTTATAGGGGTGTTCTTGATGAAATTTTCCTGGATAGCAAGATATAGCCTTCGTTAAAGGTATTGCGTAACGATAGACTACTTGCTTAGTAAGCTTAGGCTTACCTTCATCTTCAGATCTATAATAGGTTTCACGAAAGTATCCCTGTCTAAGCAAAGTCTCTACATTGTCAACTTTTAAATCTTTTGAAGAACCAAAGTAGTCATAATACGGAATTAAATGCTCATCAGAAACTACAAAACTTCGCCTGTCAGATAAAGTAATTCTAAAATACATTGATAAAGGTTGCGGAAAAACCCGTAATACTTTAGTAGCTTTACCATCTGCACCAATTAGAAAATCTCCTGGCTTAATATCTTTAACTTGCTTTTCTGTACCATCTGCCATAGGTAAAAAAACTGAGTTCTCAATTGCTTTACCACCATTAGTACTAACATTAATAATAGCACGTTGATTTTCTAAAGCGTACTTGACAGCGTCATATTGATAACCCCATTTAGGATCGTCATGCTGCATTACAATTTCAGAATCTCCGTTATAAAGAGTAAATTCTTCAGGCATAATTAAAGGCTTTAAAGCGCTTTGACGTATATCTTTTAAGGTATAATGAATTTCTGTTTGTGTCTGTAAAGACTTAATCCCGTCTAAAACAGTATCTAATAAGCCTGTTAAAAAACGTTTCTTTTTCTTATCATAAAAAACAATTCGACCGTCCCAATAGTGACGCCGAAAAGCCGTTTTGCGATAACGATCTGGATCTAGTGGATCTATAATCTTGTGTAATTCTTTTTCAAAATAATTAATAAATCGCTTATTTTCAGTAAAGTTAATCGTGGTGTATACATTGTCTATAATAAATTCCATAGAATCCCCTCCGTACTTACAAAAGAGAAGACAAAAGCACCAATTGATGTTTAAAAGATGCTTGCTCTTCTTTACTTAAGCTAGAGTATTGGAGGAGTATTAAATTTAATAATAAGGACACTGAAGCCTGAGAATCTTTTAACACTGAAGCATGTAAATGATTTCCAGGAACTGAAGAAATACTAATAGTGTCTTTTCCCGAAGGTAGTGAATGCTCCAAAGAATAATTTAAAGTCTCTTTTAAAGTCTTCAATACCAATAAACTCGTTTGAAACTCTGTATTTAATCTTTTGTTCTTTTTGTTATAGATACTATTTATAGTATCGTGATAAGTATCAAACATTTGATCTAAAGCCTTAAAACTACCAAACTTTTGATCGGATATCTTAGCATTGTTAATTGAAAACTCTCTTAAATTATTTAAATCCCCAAAAATATCTTCAAAAGCACTTGAATAAATAGACGGATCAGTCATTATTAAAACCTCCAATAGTAACTAAACCCTATTATTACACAGATTAACTCATTTGTAAATAGCTATTAACCTAAATAGTAAGCTGCTTTTAAAGAATCAGGACTATATTCAAAAGCTTGCAGCATTTTATGTGCCATTGTGAAGCCATTCTTTAATTCATACCCATCTGAAGGCTTAGGCGTACCCACTTGATACCAAACTACACCATTTTCATCTTCCACTACTTGTTTATGAAAATGGCCTGAATGAATCGTACGATACTTAGCTTTACCCCAGATATCACTATATTCATTCGCAAACAGCATAGGTAAACGTTTCTTCGCTGTATCGCCGTGTGCAATCATAATACCCACATTATCCAATAGATAAGCAGTACGGTATTGAATATTTTCATGAATTTTAATCTGAGGAAATTTTTGTTCCAAAATCAATAGGAACATATATTCTAAATCGGCGGAATGGTTTCCTTGAGTATGATAAATCTCTACCTGATCAGTATTAAGTAACGCCGTTTTAATAACCGTTTCGTAAAAGTCTAAAGCGTCATGTACAGCCGTTTCCATTTTTACTTCCTTACCGTCCGTGGATAATAGAGTCCCTGAGTTAGTACGGATAGTAGTGAAACTATCAGAATGAAATAAATCCCCTAATTGTTCAATAACAATTTTCTTATACGGCTTTGATCGTAACAAGTCTAATAAGTCCTTTAAATACGGGTACATTGTTTGCCAGGTAGAAATACCAAAATGCAGGTCAGCAAAAGCTAAAACTAGGTTATCCTCAGCAGTTTGTTCAGAATTATCCCAGTCTCGTTGTGCCACTTCAATTGGTTTTACTTCATGTTCATTACAAAGATCAATAAAATCAGGAATCGTAATTGCGCTCCCAATTGGTTCAATATCAATCTTTACTTGCCACATAGTTTTTTTACCTTCATCTTGTGAAGGCATCTGATAAAAGTTACTACGGTTTTTAATAATACGCCACTTGTTCGGATCATAACCAAAAGCCGTTAAAACCGCACTTTCATCTTTAACTTGATCACCGCTTAATAATTCTAAAGTAGTTTCAATTCGTTTACCGTCATTTTTGATGTTCTGAATATTAACACTATGAACGTTATGTAAAATATTATCCGAAGATGTTACTTTAGACTTAGTTGAAGGTTTCTCTTTTTTAGCACCTTCAGGAATATCAACACCTTCTTCAGCAAAAATATCATTCCAAAGCGGTAAAGAATCCCATTCTTTAGAACTTTGCTTTAAGTAAGCAATTCTTCCCGAAACCATACCCCGAGTAAAATAATCACCATCATAAAAATTATTTAAGTAAGCAACAACCTCACTAAAAGAATACTCCAACGAACGCAAAGTTTTTAGTAAAATGTCTTCTTTTTTTGTCCAGTAATGATTTTTTTTAGCATTCGTAAAAGGTACATCACTTTTTGAAGGAAGAGCCTCTTTGGTAAGAAAATTTTTAACTTCTTCAGCAGAAATCAGTTTATGTAAGTTCAAAGATAACACTTTTGCAATTTCTTTAACTGACTTACCTTCTTTGCGGTATTGTTCGATATTCTTACGTTGTTTCTGTAAAATTTTTTGATTATCTTGATCTGACAAAAGTTTTCGGATCTTATTTGTCATTTTCTAACAGCCCGTTCCATTTCTTAATTTTTTCAAAATCAAATCCTTCCCAACTATCAAGTAAGTCGTTTTTAGAATTAAATACTTGTACAATCGGTGTAGATTGTTTACCTGCATTTTTAAACCTCGTGATATCTTCTTGGGTTAATTGTTGCAGACGGTGAGGAACTTTTAATTTACGATCCGTTAATCTGCATTTAACGCACCCAGGTTTAACATATAAAACTGCATACACAGAATCAGCCCCATTTTTATCTTATTCACTAAATATAGTATACAGGTTTAAAAATTAAAAGCAAGTCAAAATCCAAAAAAAATAAGAGTAATTTTTAAAAATTACTCTTTAGAAAATAACATACTTAACCTTTGTTTACTAATTCTTTAAATAACGTCCCTGATTTAAAACAAGGTGTATCGTGTGCGGGAATCTGTAAAGGTTCTCCCGTTGCAGGGTTGCGGCCTGTACGAGTATCACGGTGGCGGAGTTCAAAAGAACCAAACCCCCGCTGCAACGAAACCTTCTCCCCTTTTGCAACTTGTTCAATAATTGTATCTTGTGCAATGCCTAAAATTTTTTTAGCTTGAAGTTTAGAAATATCTGCTTGCTTTGCTACAGAACTAACTAACTCTAAATAGTGCATAAATTAACCCTCCAAACCTGGATAATTACTTGTTAATAACTTAGCGGAACTATATTATATCCCGTTTAACAAAAAGTTAGCACAAACTGCTGTAAATATCAACAGTAAATTAATTTTTTGAAGAATTATTTAATTTATCATAATGAAACCATGTATTTTTCTTGTCGAAAAATGATAACCCGTCGTTGCAAAGATACAAAATGTAAGTCACCATTAACGACCATACGGGGTGTCCATTAAGTGCAGTTTGTATCCACAAGGCTACACTAAGCATTCCTTGCAGTGTCCAAAAATAATATTGTGCACGAAAACCACGTACGGCTAAAATAGCACCCGTTAAACCAACAGCAGCAGCAAAAGAATCTAAAAACCATTGCGGGCTATGCTGCAATTGGGTATCTAAAATTAAAGTAGCAGCCCACATACCTAAGAAAATGGCTACAGTTTGCCAAAAATATTTTCCCTTTAACAACCGAGGCTTAAAACCATTCTTTTGCCAGCGCGGACTCATTAATACTGGGATATCTAAACAAATGATATACACCGTCTGCATAGTGATATCAGAATAATTCTGTGTTTTTAACGCTACGTAACAGAGCAATAACGCACTAACAAAACCTAAAACTCCGTTAATTGGGCGTTGATTATTAATCGCAATAACACAAGTAAAACCAATCATACCTGCAATTGTTGAAGTAAAAGCTAACCAGCTAAAGCCTTTAAAAAATCCAAAGAACAGCAGTAATACATAACCAACAAACAACAAAATATAACTAGCTGTAGTCCAGCCTGTCATTTGATGCTTATACCACTTCCAGTTAAAAACTCGTTTCCAGGAACTAGGATCATAATCCAGATCATTTAAATCCATGAAAAAGTCCTCCTTTTCAGTTAGATAATATTATAAACTCAATTTTCTAAAAAAGAAACATACTTTTTAGAAATTTACCTGTTGATTTCTTAAAATTAGTTTGTTATACTTTTTCTAGATATCCACAAGTGGATAACTTTTTACTTGTGAGATAAGTTTTACATGTTAAAAAAGTCATGGGTTAACTCAGGACTTCATATAAAGAAAAAACGCCCTGTTAATAAAACAGGAACGCTACAAAAATACATGTAGCTTTATTATACAACGTCTTCTCTGCGTTGTAAATAGCGTTGATTTCAAAAACTGCAGGAGACAAGCTGCAAGAGAGAAACTCTAAATTAACTCTAAGTGAATTGAAGCTTAGGACAGCCGCTAATCGTGAGTTTTGACAAAGTAGACAGGCAGGTCATCTACCCGCCATTTCAAAAAGAAAATTAGGTAGTCACTGGGTGACGCACTCTTACCTGGTGGCTAAGTTCAGCGCTAACTTGCAGACTTAGAAGCTGCTAACTAATAGCGTGGGTGGTAAGACGATTTACCAGTGCGTTTCTGCTGGTTAAATGGTATTAACATGAATTTATATTCGAACCAAAGAAAATAAGGATATAAAGCCGATAAGGCCGTTTTTTTATCGGAAAAAACACAGTTTTTAGAATGTTAATGATTAGAAATAATCGCAAATGAGTGTCAACTGACGGGCTTAAGTGACCGACGAACAGATTAATATTAATAGATTTGTATTTTGCAAAAATCCCAGGGTACAAATCTGCCTTCAAAACTTATCGTTCCCTCTGAACAGCTTAAAACAAACACTTTCACTAGATATTGTTATATCAGCTTAATTATTTACTTATTATTTAATATTTTATAATTACATACAAAATATAATTTATTAATATTTCATAAGCTAAATCTAATAGTTAAAGAGTTAATCAGAATAATTAAAATAAAATAAAAATAGAATAATACTAGCTAAAATTATCTTGTAAATTAGAATTTTAAGTGTAAAATGAAATTAGAGCTAGTAAGAAAAGAGTGAAATAATGAAATCTGAAAAAGATAAAGAAATTGATAAAATTAGCAATAATGTCCCAAAAGAAAACATTTTAGATTCTTTAGAAAATAATATAACTAGTAATTTAAACTCTTTAGGAATGTACGTAAATTATAACTCAGATAAGTTAGATGAACATTTGGATAAAAATGACAAAAGTCTTAATAAAGCTATGAAATTGGCGCAAGTTAATTTAGTCTTGACAAGTTTCCTTGCTGGTTTAGTAATAGTCTACATTCTTTTAGCTCCCTAGTTTTAAAGTTACTAGTCTTTTAAAGGAGGTGAAATGGGTGGAAAATACGAACAATAAATTAGATAATAATTTAGAATGTAAAGATACTACTGATAAGTCTAAGTCTTCAACTAGTTCCTTAGAATATCAAGTTTCTATCAAGCCTGTACATATTGAGAAAAGTGTATCGAAACAAGATAAAAAAGACTTGGAAATAAATAAGTTTAGAAAAGAAGTTTCTCGCTTAAAATATCAGTGTGATGTATTTGTTTCAAAACAGGACGATTTAAGAAAAAGTATCGAACGGTTACTAGAAAAAACTTCTCCAAAACTTGATAGTATGAACAATACTGCAAGTCGTTATTATTTTAGATTAAATCGAAAAAATAAAACCTACAATAAGCTTTTAGGTAAACAATATGATCGCGTTAATAAAAGAATTGGTAAACATTTTACTAAGCTTAATCATAGATTAGATATTTTAGAACATAAAATTGACGTTATTAATAAGCAGGTTGTTCAACCTCCAAAGAAGTTTACAAAGCTTGACGTATTAAGTATCTTTTTACAAGGTTTGGGACTTATTTTTTTAGGTGTACTTTTATTTTTAATGCTGGTATAATAGTTTAAAAAAACGAAAGGTAGTGAAATTAATGGAAAAAGATTTAAAAGATTTAAAAGACTTAAAGGATTTAAAGGATTTAGATCTAAAGGATTCAGATTTAGAAAAGTTGTTTGATATGAGTAAACATATGATACCTGGTGCTTCTTTACCTAAGTCAAGTAGTCACTTTAGTCAGGCTAAAGCTGGATCTAGTAAAAGTTTAGAGAAACAGAATAATAAAAAGCTCACTGTTAAAGAGTTGGATCAAAAAGTAACTAGTCTTAGTAAACGTCTTACTGATATTGAAACAGCTAATAATTCTTCCTCAAAAAGGTCATCTAAGCTTGATTATGCTTATTTGTTTTTAACTGGGGCAGATATTGTCGTTTCTAGTATTTTGATTGGTTTATTGAAGAAGAAAAAGTAAATATTTTGTACATACATTGTGCATACAAAAAAAGAACGCAAACGCGTTCTTTTATTTTTATCTTAAACATAAGTTCCAATAGTGTTCTTCGGTAACAACCTTGATCGTGAATAAGCATCTCTGATAAAGGGATCATTTAAGTGCATATCGACGTTGTTTCTAGGTATCATACTTAATGAAGGTAACTCCATTAAAACTTGAGGTTCTTCCAAAATTAAGATATTTTTAAATGCAGGCTTTAAGTCAACTCTTGGTTGAGAGGTAAAGCCTTTATCGCCTTGTAAGCCGTGCTCGATAATCTTTCTTGCTAATTCAATTATGTAATCAATATTATCGGCTACATAATTTATTTTAGCAGTAGCGATCTTAATACCTATACCATCTCTATGCGTGTGTCCTACTTCAACTCTACCTCGATCGCCCTTAGATGAAATCCGTCTGTTATTAATTAAAAAGTTATACATAGTTTCATCAACATACTCTTCGACACAAAATAGGACTCCTACGTTATATTGGGGGTCCATTTCGAGATAGATAGTATAAATCGGCACAGTATCCTTTTTTTTAGGGCGAACTTGATAGACTCGGTTCGGTTGGCGAGCTATTTTTCTGCTTAAATTATTACTCATACTACTCTATCCTTTACCTTATTTAGTGTTTACGGATTGCAAAGCTTTTTCATGTGCGATTAAACGGTTTAAATAAAATTGGGCTTTTTCTAAGTCTTCGATACCGTTCTTCATAGTAAAGCGGCACAAGTAAGGAATAATCTGACCAATCATATCACCTTCAAAAGCACTGTAGTTACCATTAGATAAAATTGATTCAATAAAATCTAGTGGTTCAATGTTTTTGTCCTGTAATTGTCCATTAACTACTGTAGTTTTGTTACGTTCATAATAACTAGGGTGTTCCACAGCAGGATTGCTAGTAGTAGCAGGTGTTGGTTTATCTTCAGACTTTGGAGTTGCGTTGTTAGAGTCTGTTAAAGTAGTTTTAGGATTACGATCGGGAACTACTGTTTCAGGTTTATTTTCCGTTTCTGGCTTGTTCTCAGGTTTGTTTTCAGTCTCTGGAGCTTTAGATAAAGAGTCAACACTGGAAGTTGTTCCAAAGAGTGTTTTATTATCAGTATTATTGTCTGTCATTATAAAATAATTCTCCTTTAATAATTTTATTTATACACTATAATTATAACGCTTTTCTAGTGCGGTTTCAAACTAATTTAGTAATTGGTTTCAAAGAACCCTTCATTATCGTCAAAATTGACTTTACTCATTGGTACATCTGCAACTTGCACGTCTTGATTTTGTTGTTGCAAGTCGTTAATCAGTTTCTTCATACCTACATAGGCGTATACACAAGCTTGAGCGAAGTGATCGGCGTCTCTTCTTTTAATGACTTTAATAATATCGCCATCTTGATTATCTAATTGTTCATCACTGATAATAACATTTTTCCAGTGAGTAATAAAGGTTTGAAAGTTAGGATCTTTCGGGTTGCCGAACATTCCTAATCTACCTGCTTTAATTTCTTCGATACATTGAATATTTTGCATTAGTTTATCAATAGTAACAATAGAACCTTGGTCGTTAAAGTGGGCGTTCATATCATTATTAGTACGAGCAGAACGAGTTTGCACTCCATAGACTTTGCCTAATCCAAACTGGGCTTTTAGTTTGTCAACATAATTCCCATTATATCCTAAGTCAGGTAGAATAATATCGGGGTCAAACTGGTTTAAAACCATAATTACTTGTCGTAAGTCTTCTTCGATATGTTCAATACCAACTGATTTTGCTATTTGTTGTAAGTGGATTATATCCCAAACCCCGTTGTCACGGCAGCCTATAACTACTAAATGGTGGAAATGTGCGCCCCAGTCAATACCAGCAGAGATAAAGCGGTAATTGCCACGGATTGTTTGATCTGTAGGAACGTCTTTACGCATATTGTTAATAATATCATCACTGGTAATTTGTAGAGACGAGTCTTGGTAAGCTTCACCTAGAACATAGTTGGAGAAGGTTTGTCGGGAATGACTTTTTAAATATTCTGAGTAGATTTGATCTGAACTTATCCAAACGGCACTAAGTTGTGAGATATCAAAACCGACACTAATACGACTAGGGTATTTTGTTACCCATTGTCCGTTATACCAGCGGCTTGCTTCGAGACTTTTATGACAATATTTACATTCATATCTTGTAGCTCCTGGTTTAACTTGACCAATAGTACGATCGATTAAGTCTTCGTCAACAACTTTTAAGTTGTCTTCGAACTTGATTTCTTGCCATTTGTTGCAATGTTCACATTTAGTTAACCAAACGTTTTGATTAGAGTTTCGATAGAGGCGATCCGTTCCAAAGTCAGGGACTGAAGGAGTCGACCAACGTCTAATAATTCCCATTCGGTTATTTCCCTTTAAGGATTGTGCACCTGATTCTTCACCGTTTGTTCCTGCATAACGTTCAAACTCATCATAAAAAATACCGTCTAAGTTAACACCTTCCACGGCAGAGGCTTTAGATGCGGTACGAAAGTAGATTCTTGAGTTTCTAATAGACATTTGACTTAAGGAGTTATTGTTTTTATCAATAATGTTGCTATAATAGCCGTTGCTAATTTGAGTATCGATTCGACCTTTTTTAAAGTCGTTAACTTGTCTATATGTAGGAAATGAGTAAAGAAAGTTAATAGCTTCGTTACTATAGTAATCTGCTAGATACATAATTGCCATAACCGCTACTTCAGAAAGTCCTAGCTGTCGTGCTTTAATAATGACTACGTCCTTATTGTTAATATCCGTAACGGCTTTTAGGATTTCTTTTTGCCACGGTCGGTGCTGGGCGGCTCGACTGATATCATATCCTGGAACGTCAAAAGTTATTGGGTGATTATTAGCTGTATGGTAGGCTAAAGCATAATTAATTGGTGAAGCCATATTAATTACATAAGTTAATTGTTCCTTAGTGGGAGTATCAGTTTTGAAGAGGTTTTTAGTAGCTTCCAATAACTGGGCTCCACTTTTATATCTTGTCATAAATTGTTTACTCCTTTAGATTGGCTTTTTTGCGAGCAATGGCACTATCGGCAATTAATTGTTCCACGCCTTTTTCATCTAGTTGTGCAATAGCGCTATCAACATCATCATCTGTTGGTGGTACTTGTTGATCATCATTTTTAGTAAGTGAATTGAAGACGTCTGCAACTTCAGGTGTGATTTCAGGTGTATTAGCATTATTATTACTAATTCCTTTAATTGTTTGTACGATAGTGACAACGTCTTTAGCGTCTTTAATATCGTGAATTTTAATTTCACCCTCTTTGACGGCATTTAAGAAATTGTCCCCTAAAAGGTTTAATCCCTCTTGTAGGTCATCAAGAATTTTTTGCGGATCTTTAGAGCCTAGAGAAGAAGCGCTTGGTTTTTTAATATTAAGTTTGTCGGCTAAGGACATTTATTTTTCCCCCTTTACTTGTAAGGTATTAACACAGCTTTTAATATCCTGACAAAGATTAAAGCTTAAAAAGGGCTTTATTTCTAGGTGATAGTGCGGCACAATACATTGGTATCTTTTTGTAGGTGCATCTAAAACTGTTAATTTTCTCCCACAGATACAGCAGCGACGTTCACTATGTAGGCGTCTATTACCTTTTTTAATCAGGTTGGATTTATCGGCAAGTTGGAAAAGATTTTTTCGAGCTTCCAATATTTGTTTGTGAGTTAAATATTTAAGTTTGTGTTTTTGCTGCTTTAGCATAGAATAACCTACTTTCTTGTTAGACTTTATATTATTAAATGTATATCTAAAGTGCTGGGGGTGTGTAATTTGACGGATTCTGAAGAAACAGAGGACAAAAGGGATCTAGAGGATTATAAATTGGGGTTTCGCATTGAACAGCTAAGCTCTCAAGTTTCTAAGCTTGACGAACAAGTGGATCAATTACAGCATGAAATTGACAATCTAAGCGAAAAACATGCTAAAGATATTTCTAGAGTGCAAGACGATATTAAAGATGTGCAAGATTATTTAATTGGTGAAGTTAATAAATTAGCCCAGTCGGAACAAGAATATCGTGATGCCTTAAATTCTCAATTAAAACAAGCTATTGGATTAGTATTTAGTTTTATTATTACTAAGTTGTTGAATAGTCTTTTTTAACTTCTTAATTATTTTAACATGTTTAAGTGGAGCTTTAATGGAACTTTCTGAAGGAAGGATTTCTTTTGTAACAGTTTTGTAATATTTGTAATTAAATTGTTATTTGTATGTAACTCAGTAGTATTAAAGCTGTGTTATATTCTTAGCTAAGTTAAAGAAGTACTTTAACTATAATTTTACGGAAGCGTGGTTTAATTTTATAATGGAAATTGGAAAAACACAGCGATATAGTAAAAAATTATGGGCTAGTTTAGCTTTATCTAGTGCTTTTGTTTCTGCACTAGTCTTAAATACAAGTGTTAATAAAGCACAGGCAGCAACACAGCCAGATGCTAATAATCAAGTGACAGTAACCGCTGGTGATACCTATACAGGAATTGCCGCACAATATAATTTAAGTTTAGATGAATTACAACAAGCTAATCCTAATCCTGCACAAGGATATGATTTAATTTTTGTTGGTGAGAAGATTACTCTACCATCTTCTCAAAATCAGACGGTTTCTCAACCTGCTGCACAAGAACAAGCAGAACAACAGTCTGTACAAGAACAACCTGTTGCTCCAGTTCAACAGCCAGTGCAAGCTGAAACACCCGTACAAGGTACTGCACAAGTTTCAGATGCAAAATCTTGGATTGCTAGCCGTGAGTCAGGGGGCTCTTACTCCGCTCAGAATGGTCGTTATGTTGGTAAGTATCAATTAGATGCTGCTTATTTGAATGGTGATTATTCTCCAGCTAATCAAGAACGAGTAGCAGATAGTTATGTAGCTTCTCGTTATGGTTCTTGGGATAATGCAAAAGCACATTGGTTAGCAAACGGTTGGTACTAAACATTAATATAAAAGTACTTGATAATTTTTTGATAAGTCTTTCTTGCTTATAAGAGATAGGCTTATTTTTTTTTGTTTTAAGTAGTGGGATTTTGTGATAAAATTAAATTAAAAGCTGGAGGTATTTAGATGTATGATGTACTGAAGGTAGTAAATTGGTTACGTGTTCGTAACAATTTAGAGTTACGCCTTGATGATAATGCTGAAGAATTGACTCAATTTAAGGCTATGAAATTGCTTTATTATATTCAAGGCACTAGCTTAGCTTGCCTTAAACAACGGTTTTTCCCGCAAGATATTATTGCTCTTGCAGATGGCCCGTTTATTCAAAAGGTGTATGCTAAATATCGAACTAAGCGGGTTATTGTTGATACTATTACTGATAATGATATGGCAGATTATGAGGAGTTACTTAAGGATCCTGATTGTGCAACTGTTTTGAATGCTGTATATGATGCCTTTGGTCATAGCTCGACATATGATTTACTTTGGAACATTCAAACTGAAAGTCCGTGGGAGAATACGGAACTAGGTAAGAAAATTACAGATGATGAAATGTTGAAGTACTTTAAGACTGCTATTGAAGTACCGTAACTTTATAGTTTACTGATAAGAAAGGATTTTATTATGGCTACTACAAGTTTTACACATAATTTTAAGCTTCAAAATCGTTATGCAGATGCTTTTGCAGAGGGTTTAACTGCTGATAATAAACCTATTTTAGATTCTAATTTTAAATTGGTAGATAGTAGCGAGTATCAAAAGGTCATTAGTGCATTTAATCACCGATAAAAAATGGGGTTCTTGTCAATGGATACTTTGGGTATAGATATGAAACTTTCTTATCAAATAACTGTTTTAAAAATTAACGATAGTGACGGTTGTTATTATAAGGTTACAGTCCCTACTTTACCTGGATTAGTTGTTTATGTAGACACTTGGTCAGATATTAAGAATGAATTAGAAAATTCTGCAAGAGAATGGTTTGTTTCAAGACTAAAACAAGGTAAGACTATTCCTTTTTCTGATAGTTCTGACAAAGGTATAACATGGCTAAAGACAGAAATTTGAAATATTTAAAAAGTTTTTGTTAAAACTTAGTAATTTTGTGTTATAATATACATAACTCAAGTTCCTTTTGATAATAGAGCCATATAGTATAAGAGTAGGCCTTGACTCTGTTGATATGGCTCGTCCTTTACAGCAAAAATTGTGTTAATAATTTGTGTCCATAACGGACTATTTTTTCATTTATTTATTTACGGGGCTTTGAGTTATTAAGAAGATATACCTCTAATATATCTTCTTATTTTTGTAGTTTGATTTATTTTAGAGTTGATAAAAAGGATTTTCTAACTGATATTAATAATATTTTTGCTAAAGATAAAGATAGAAATTTGAAATATTTAAAAAGTTTTTGTTAAAACTTAGTAATTTTGTGTTATAATATAATTGTTAAAATTTAATTGGGCTTTATTTTAACATTATTCAAGTGTTATTATATTGATAATAGAGCCATATAGTATAAGCTATAAGGCCCTGATTTAGTGAAAAGATACACCGCTACTGTATCTTTTCATTTTTTTTTAGTTTGATTTATCTTAGAAAGGTTATTTACTATTGGCAGATAAAGATGATTTTCTAACTGATATCGATAATATTTTTGTTGAATATATGCAAGATGCTACTTTTGCTAATCATGTTTATGAAAAGATGAAGTCTTTAGAAAAGTCTATAGCAACTGATAAAGAAGAAAATTAGTATTAAATAAAAAATGTTGTTAAAACCTAGTGATTTTGTGCTATACTTTAACTAGTTATAATTTTGTAATCTTAAATAGTATTTAATAAGCTTAGAATTGTTCTAAGCTTATTTTTTTTTGAAAAAGTTTTGTTAAAATACTGGCAATAAATGTTATATTATAAGAAAATGAAGTTTTAAACTTTAATTTAAGAAACAAAATATTTTTAGATCTCTATCTTAATACATATTTATCAAGTAGAGGTTCAAGGTAGGTGATACGGAACGTCTATATTAAAACGTTTATTCCAGCCTAAGTATGATTCTGATTACATAGATGCTACTGATTCTGCTACACAAATAATGAAACAGGCAGAAAAAGAGTCCCTTTTAAATGGTGTAGAAATTTCTAAGTCGGCAAAGTCAAGAGCTTTTTCTAAGCTATCACCCTTAGTTACTACTTTAGATATGACTAGCAGTAATAGTAAAAAGGCTAATAAAGATGCCGCAAAAATGGATCTTTCACGGATTTTGCGAGACAAGAAGTCTTTAGAAACTTTTTCACAAGATGTAATAATTCAAGCTATTATTAGAACTCGGACTAATCAAGTACGGCGTTATGCACGACCCGCTAAATTTAGTCTTTCGGGGGCGGGCTATGAAATTATTGCTAAAGATCCTAAAGGTGCTCAAGGTAATCCTAGTGAAGACCAAAAAAAAGCTATTGATAAATACGAGAAATTTATTTTTAACTGTGGTAATAAATGGAGTCCTCAACGTCAAGGCTTTGGTAACTTTATTTCAGGGTTTGTAGCTAATCGTTATATTTATGATCAGATTAATGTAGAACGGGTTTTTGCTGACAATAAAAATAACTTTAAAACAAGTGGTAAACTTCCAAAACTAGATCATTTTAATTTAGTAGATGCTGGTACGGTTGTTTTTGACGATTTAACACAAAGCATGGACGAACCGAGAAAATTTAAACAGTATCCTTCTTATTCAGGTAGTGCTGCTATCGGTAAGGGTATTAGTTTTACTGAGGAAAATTTAACATTCTCTGTCTATAATAACCAAACGTCTGTTGACCGTATGGGCTATGGTTATCCTGAAGTTGAAGCTGTAATAGACCAGATTACTGCTCATAAAGACACTGAGTATTTTAATGCTTTGTTCTTTCATCAAGGTGGTACTACTAAAGGTATTTTAGTTTTAAATGCTGGCAATGGTACAAGTAATCAACAAAATGCAGCGGCTTTAGCGGCTTTACGGCGTTCATGGCAATCTAATTTTAGTGGTACTAATGGCGCCTGGAAGATGCCAGTTATTGCTGGTAGTGACGCGAAGTTTATTAATTTAAGCCAGTCTTCAAAGGATATGGAATTTGAAAAATGGTTAAACTATTTAATTAATATTATTTGTGCTGTCTTTCAGATTCAACCCGACGAGATTAACTTTCCGAACCGTGGGGGTTCTACTGGTAAAGGTGCAGGAAGTTCAGTTAATGAAGGTTCTACTTCCAAAAGTAAAATGAAACAGTCGCAAGATAAAGGTTTAGAACCTTTATTAAACTATATTGAGGATTTCATTAATAATGAAATTATGCCTTATCTTGATGACGATTATTTATTTAGATTTACTATTGGTGACCTAGACGAAGCTGTAAAGAAACAAGAGTTGCTTAATTGGGAATTAAAGAATGGTAAGACTTTAAATGAAGCTCGTGCGCAACAGAATTTACCTGAATTACCAAAACTGGATAGTGATCACCCAGGTGATATCCCAGGCGGTCCCGCAATTTTAGTCCAGGCTTTGCAGTATTTAACATCTACAGATCAAGTTACTCAGTATTTACAGCAGCATAAGAATAATATTGATCCTCAAAAAGCAGACCATAATGATCCTGAATCGGGAATGCCTTTAGATGCTGTAGGCGATAAGGCTACAAATAGCGATAACTTAGGCAATTCAAAAGATCCTGTTACTGGCAATTCTCAAGTAGATCCTCAGAATAAGCAGTAAATTCTTAGGTTATTTTTACTTTCTTTATATTATATAGAGAAAGACTAAATACTAATGGAGAAAGGGGGATAAGATTGTCCGAAAAAAATGTAAATATTTTTCTACCTATAAACAGTGTAAAGTCTGTTACTGAAGCAGGTTTTGCAGATTCACGAGTTAAAAATTTAGATAATGTTGTGATCGTTTCGGGTTGGGCGAGCACTGGGGACGAAGATATTAAAGGTGATATTGTTGATACCGCTGAAATTGATGCTACTTATTTCATTAAACACGGTTGGATTGATTATGAACATGATGTAGATAATGTTATTGGTATACCGACAGAAAATTCTTTTGTCGATCCGAATAAGGGTTTATATGTGGAAGCGGCTTTATTTAAGAAATCTCCCGAAGTACAGTCTTTAATTCAATTAGTAGATAATCTTCAAGATATCGGCTCAGATAGAAAGCTAGGCTTCTCTATTGAAGGTAAAGCCGTCCGAAGTGAATCCGATCCTCAAGTATTACATTCTTTACTTATTTATGGAGTAGCAGTTACTAAAAATCCTGCTAACTTGGAAGCAACTTGGGACGTGGTTCGTAAGTCTTTAGCTTCAGGTGCTGCTTTTACTGCTGGTTATGATATTAACCCTGCAACTCAAGTTGACGGAGCGGCTTTAAAGCCTGAGTCTTTATTAGGTAGTTTAAAGAACTTATCCTATGCTTTGGATAATTTAGATTTTGATAATTTACGTGCAGTTTCTTCTCAAGTAGCTCGATTACTTGAAGATGACAAAAGTGCTAGTCCCAGTTTAAAACCTTTATTACTTCAGGTTTTTGCTGGTTTATCTAGAAAGGCTGCAATTGAACAGCTGAAAAACGGAGGTTAAATTTTTATGAGTAATGATTTAGTAAAATCTTTAGAGCAGGCTTTAGCGTCTTTGGAAGAAAGTACTGCTAAAAAGGGTACTACAGTGACTAAGTCTGCTGATCCTAAAGATAGCAAGGCTGAAGATGCTCAAGATTATGCAGATGGTGTGAAGTCTTTGAAAGAAGGGGACGGATCTGTCTCTCGGGAAGATGCTCTTAAAGTAGCTAAGAGTGCTCAAGGTGATAAAGGTACAGATGGGGAAGACCCAGCAGGCAAGAATAAGAAAACAGATGACTCGGGTAAAGAAGATGATTCTGCTGGTAAAAAAGCGGACGACTCAAAAGCTAAAGAAGGCAAAGAGGAAAAAGAGGATAAGTCTTGTGACCCTAAGAATTCTAAGACAACTAAGTCTGCTGATAGTGATGATGCAGGTGAAGAAGACGACGGTGTAGTTAAGAATGTAGCTGGTAAGCCTGCTGAACCTAAGACAACTGAAGATCCTTCCACTACTCAAAAATCTGCTATAACTACTTCTTCAGATGATCAAAACTTGCTTCAAGTATTTACTCAAGTCTTAAAAAACGTTGATAGCGAAACGCTAGCTAATGTTGTTAGTGCTTTGAGTAATAATTCTAATTCAAAGGTTGAAAAATCGGTTACTAAAGAACCTGAGGCTAAACAAGAGTCTAAAGAACCTACAGTTACTAAGTCTGAGAGTGAAGACTTACTTAAGAATGCTGCAGAAATTATGAAAAGTCTTGATACTCTTACTAAGCAGGTGGCTTCAGATGCAGCCTTAATTCACCAGAAACTTGTTTCACGTGAAACAAAGACTGAAGAAGAAGATGTAACTAAGAGCATTACTGGAGAAGAGGATACAGCTAAGAGTGCTACTAAGGAAGACGACACTAAAACGCCTGTAGCTAAGTCAGTTCAATATGTTGACCATACTAAAGATGAAGGTGGTGATGGTTCTGTGAATGATAAATCTGAGGGTGCTGCAAAGGTTGATGAGAAAGCTCAACAAGTAACAGTAACAAAGTCGGCAGATTCAACTCAAGAATCTAAGCCGCTGAATTATAATGCTATTGCTTATAGTATTATGCAAGATGCATCTAATTATAAATCGGCTTTTGATGCTAGCAAGAGTGCTGAAGATGAAAAAGTCGTTAAAAGCTTAGATCACATTTATGGTGATGCTGAAATTATTGCTAATATGAAGGGCGAGCTTTCAGATGAAGACCAATTAGTTATTCTAAAAAGTTTAACTAATGCAGTTTCTCAACTGGACGAAATCTCTAAAACTCTTTCTGATATTCCTAAATAGTTTGGACAAAGTTTATATTATAGTGTATAGAGATGATTTTTGTAGTTAATAGTTGACTAAAATTTTTACATAGGAGCGAAAATTTAATGGATAAAAATACAATTGAGGAAAAGACAATTGATGTTTCTAAGGGTGTTGCAATGCTCAAGGAACGTAATAACCGTCCTGTATCCAAAGGTTTACTGCAGGGTATTGTCGAAGATAGACCAGATGAATTTACTTTAAATACAGATCAAGTTGATGCTATGAGTGATTATGTAAAGAAAGCTTTTACTGCTGGTTATGATATTAATCCTAAAACTCAACAAGATGGTGGGGCGCTTAAAGTTGAGTCTTTAGAGACCCAACTTAAACAATGGACATACGGTACAAATAATTTAACCTTATATGCTGATTTACTTCAACAAGGTACGATTAAGACTAATTCTACTGTATTACAGTATCCAGTTTTTGAACAACACGGTCGAGTAGGACATTCACAATTCCAGCCTGAAATTGGTTTAACTAATGTTACGGGTCCGAATATCCGTAAGAAATCCCTGAATATGAAATACTTAACTCAGGTAATGCAAGTTTCTTACCCAATGCAACATACAGCAACTTTTGCAGATGTTGATACCATTTTATTAAATGATGCTGTTACTGCTTTATCTAAGACTATTGAGTGGGCTGCTTTTTATGGAGACGCTTCTTTAAGCGGCGTAGAGGGTCAAGAAGGATTAGAATTTGATGGTTTATCAAAATTAATTGATGCTGACAATCATTTTGATGTTCGTGGCGCACAATTAACTCCTGAATTATTTAACCGTGCTGCAACTGCTATTGGAGAACGTGGGTTCGGTACTGCAACCGACGCTTATATGCCAATTAGTGCATATGCAGATTTTGCTAACCAATTCTTAGGTGCTCAACGTATTTCTATGAATGCTTCAACAGGTCAGATTTCTGCTGGTAATGTTGTTGATGAATTTGTTTCTGCTAATGGGCGGGTTAAACTTCATAGTTCTGCTGTTATGCAACTAGATAATGTTTTACCTGAACGTGCTATCCGTCTTAATGCAGAAACACCAGCACCTCCGTTGGTAAAAGCTGAAGTAGTTAAAGACGCTGGCGGAAAATTCATGAAAAAACCTGATGATCCAAAGGCAGATTTTGATCCAGCCTTCCTTGATGCTGGCGTAGAACAATCGTATAAGGTAGTTTTAGTTAATAACTTTGGTGACTCTTTACCTAGTCAGGAAGTTAAAGCAACACCAGCAGATCCTACAGATGGTGTTAAATTAACTATTTCCTTTACTACAACTGCTAAAGGCGGTATTACTTATGCAGCTGTATATCGTAAATGTGCAGTTGATAATAAATATTATTTGATTAAACGAGTTCCATCAACTGGAGTTGATGATCAGGGTCAAATAATCTTTACTGACTTAGATGAAACTATTCCAGGAACTGTAGATGTATTTATTGGTGAAAGAAGACTCGATACTATTGGTTTAGCTGAATTTATTCCAATGTGCTTGTTGCCTTTTGCACCTGTTAATACTGCTAGTCAAAGTGCGGTTTACTGGGGTGGTGCTTTAGCATTGTATCGTCCTAAATGTTGGGTACAATTGCACAATGTACGGACAACTTACTTCGCACCGTTAAATGAAAATCATATGACTGGTGTTACCATGTATGGTTACGGAGCAACTCGCTAATAGAGTTTAAGTTAGATTAAAAGGCGTTATTTAGGTAACGTCTTTTTTTGTACTCTTTTTTCTAGTGAAAACTTTATATTATTACTAAAAGGGGTGTAATTTATGGCTGAAGATTTGACAGCATTTGATGGTTCTTCGCTATACCCGAATGATTATCCGAACGGGGGTCCCGCTGATTATTATGGTAATCCTCATTTTGTCCCTAAGTCTCAGTATGACAAGTTAAAAGACGTTACTTTTAAAACTTTGGGATTAACAGTAGATCGGGTTAAAAATGAATTATTAGGTATGAATGATGATTTAGTTGACCCCAGTACTGGTAAAGGGTTTGAAGATTCTGCTTACGAACAGTTTATTAGTGTAGCTGCTGCTAGTGCGGAAAAAGAGTTTGATATCGTTATTACTCCACGAGTTGTTAAAGAACGTGTTGATTATAACGAAGCAGATTTTAATTCTTACTCTTATTTACGACTGTCACAACGACCAATTATTCAGGTTGATGATATTCAAATGATGTTTAATAACCAATCTTTCTTAAAATATCCTGATCGTTGGATTAAGGTTAGCAGTCGGTTTGGACAAGTACAGTTATTACCTGATTTTTTGTTCCAACAGGGTTCTCCTAATAGTGCATTTTCGCCTTTAAGTTTTTATCCTGCAACTTATCCAGCAGGGTTTGCTTCGGCACTGCAGAATTCTTATGCGACTTCAATGTTTGCTCCTCAGATGCTAGGTGTTACTTATATAGCTGGTATGTTACCACCTGACCCGAAAGACGTTGATATTAATCGTGAATGGTATATTCAACCTGATTTAATTTCCTATATTGCTAAGCAAGCAGCAATTGAAGTCTTAGAACGTTGGGGTCGTTTAATCTTAGGTGCTGGTATTGCATCATTTAGTACCAACGTTGATGGTATTAGTTCATCTATTGATTCTACTCAAAGTGCTGAGAACACTGGTTCTACTGCTGATATTAAATTACTACAAGAAGATTCAAAGATTTTAGCAGATGGTTTACATGATTACTATGGTATTAATTTAGGTATTATTTCCTAGGATTGAGGTGATTTAATGGCAGAGGATACATATAATTTCTTAGCCGCGGTTGAACAAGCAAAAGAGCGCAACGGTATTGATAAAAAAACTAGTCCCGAAGTGCAACCAAAAGCAGCTGTTCCTGAAACTTCAGAAAATGATACCCCCGAAGTAGGTATTCCTAGTAAAGAAACTAGTTCTCATGGTCGTGAACGTCCAATTAGTAAAGATCCTAAGGATATTGATCCAAAGAGTTTTAATAATAACGTTATGCCATTTCAAGTGCTTAACGATATTATTGATTTAATTGAACGTAACGGTATACCAACAAAGTGGGAGCGGGCTTATCCTTGTCCCTGCTTTAATGTTCAGTCTAATCAACCTGACCCTAGTTGTCCTTTGTGTCAAGGTCGAGGGTTAATTTATCGTGATCCTAAGTACTTACAAGTAATGTTTCAGAGTAACGAAAAAGGTGCATATAGCGGGCCCTATGGTTTAGAGGACTTGGGTACAACTATGGCTACACCTCAGATTACTGAAAATGGGCTTGAAAATGGTATTTCTTTTCGGGATCGTTTAACTATTGGTGGCTTAACTATTGCTCAGTCTTATATGTTTAATGTAACTGCTTCAAGGTGTGAACACGGTCAGTTTATTCCGTTTTTAGTGGCTGAATTTAATGAAGTCTTTTCTATGAATAAAAAGACGGGTTTATTACTAAAGTTGCAAAGAACTAGTAATTTTGCTGAGGTTACTCAAGGAAAAGCTGGTGCTGATTATTATTTTGACGAAGTAACTAATAAGATTTATGTATCAAAGAAGTATCTTAATAGAAATATTACTATGAATTTAACTTGTCCTTTACGTTACTATGTTGTTGATATTAGAAAAGAAACGCGGTTTGCACAAGTAAAGAACCTGAAGTATAAAAAATATGCTTTGGGCTATGGCGACCCAGCCTTAAAAAAATATATTGAAACATATAAGGACGCTTTAGAACCAGGGATTATTTATGTTCGTTTACCGAAATTTTTAGTTTTAAGACGGGAAGATATGTTAGAAAGTTCTAAAGACTTAACTTCAGATACTGGTAGTGAACCTAATAAAGAGCTAGATCCTAAATTGAATGTTCCTCCGACTACTAGTGAAACTGGTAGTTCTACTATTACTGACTGGTTAACTGGAGGGGGATAATCTTTTATGGCTAATAGCTTTGGCGAAGCTTTTGAGAATGCTGTTTATTCTAAGCTAAATAAAAATAGATTAGAAAATGATTATGCTCAAAAAATTGTGTCTTGGCTCCAGCAGTCGGCTAAAGGTGTAGATGCTACTCAAGACGGGTCAACCGTAAAAGTAGCTGTTGAGGGAATGCGAAGTTTAGCAGCAGCTAATAATATTACTTTTGTTGATTTAAAGCCTTATTTTCAAAATAGCCCGAAGGCTAAGCGCAAAAAAAATGGCGGCTGGTACATTATTATTCCTTTGGGCGTTGGCTCAAAGAAGTTGCGTCAAGTTAGTTTTCCTGATTACACGTCTTTAAGTCATAGCCCTGTAGGAACAACTGCTTCCATAGGTAGTGTTTCTAAGTTTCAAGATGTTTTACAAGGAGAGCAGCAAAGTGGTTTAGTTAATTCTTTACGATATAACTGGCAAAGCAATAACGTTACAAGAGAGCTAACTCCTTCAGGTAAAAGAAGTAGCTATATTTCATTTAGAACTGTTTCTGATAAGTCGGCACCTAATTCATGGATTGTTGGGCGGCAAGCTTTTTCTAAAGACAATACTTCAGAGATTACTAACACTCAAATGCAGACAGATATTAAGAATTTATTTTTACAAGCAGCAAAAGTAGTTTAGGTTAGGAGAATGATGTAATGGCAATTTTAAGTTTAGATACTTATTTACAAGAAACGATCCAACAGAATTTAAATGCTTTATTGGCTAAACCTTATATTATAGATAAGGTTTTAAATTCTTTTAACTCTGAGGTAAGAAATAATTTTAAGAATAAATTTTGTGCTAATGAAGCTGGAGAATTTAATACCGAGATCCCTGTTCAGTTTACTTTTCCACGAACTAAGGAGTTACAAACTGCTTTTATTTTAATCCAATTGGAAGGCGCTAAAGAAATTAATGAAGGCGGTAAGGGTGGTTCTATTGGTATGTTAACGGGTACTGGTAATTCTGCAAAAGGTGGTGTGCAAGTTACTAATGCAAAGCTAACAGTAGATAAGGACAAAAGAATAGCTTACTATACGATACCTTCGGCAAAGGAAGTCATTTCAATTCAGAATTGGGCTGGTCGCTATAGTTTAGGCGGAGATAAACACGAACGTGTGTTTATTCCTTATGCAGAATACTTAGAAACTGGAATGGCTTCAAAAATTTTTTATATACCTTGGTTAATAGATAATTCATCTAATTTTGTAGAGCCTGAACCTACTAAATTAATTGGTTATGACGTTCAGGAAGTGTATTCAATTGATTCTGTGTCACAGAATATGGATACCTTAAGATGTTTAGATGCTATTTTACGAACTATCTTTATTTATATGCGTAATAACATTGACGAACAAGTTGAATACAGATTACAGAGTTTATCTATTCAAGGAACGGATTTAATTTCTGAAATTAATAACTCAACGGACTCGGCTTTTGGTAACCAGCTTTATTATCGTCGTATTTTAGCAGGCTATAACACTACTTACTCAGTTGATGTAAGTCTTGCTAATTATCTAAGAAAGTTAAATCTGAATCCTTATTAGCTATTTAAGAAAGGAATGTTTTTATTGACGAAATTAAATCCTGTTCGACCTTCTTTATGTTCAGTAGAACAATTTGTAAGTCTGCTAAGTAACAGAAAAGAAAGTGAAGATGGCCGTGATCGTTATCAGTTAACGGCTGCTCAACGCAATGGTTTTATTATTTTTATGAAGAATATGGATAAGTACTATATGTATAGTGCTAGAGATTTTGTACCTTATTTAGATACTTATCTTGGTCAAGATTAATTTATTGAGGAGGAGATACATAAATGGCTGTTATTGATGAAAGTAACTTCGAGCGTCTATATCCTATTGCAGATCCAAACCAAACTGCACCCCATGTAGATATTAACTATAATGCTGATGCTTTGAATACTAAAGCTTCGGTAACTCAGAAACATGTGGCTTTAATTGGCTCGGCAGATGATGGAGAACCAGGCGTTATTTATAAAATTGATAATTTATTAGACGCTAAACGAATTTTTCATGGCGGCGATATTGTTGAAGCTGCAAGTTTAGTTTGGAGTCCTAATAAAAAAATTATGCAGGGCGGCGGTACTATCTATGCTATGCGTGTAGAGAATGCTACTCAGTCTGTTTTAAATGCTTCAGGTTTACGCTTTAAATCAAAGATTTGGGGTGCACAAGCTAATAAAATTAAGATAGCTATGGAGCGAGATGATTTAACTAATGCTTATAAAGTGACGGTTGATTATGCACCTGATCATTACTATAGGAGCTATACAGGTTTAGGTCAACTTTTTAAAATCCAGTATCAAGGTAATAGTAAAGATGCTAAAGCAACCTATTCTGTTATTACAGATCCTCAGACTGGTTTAGCAAAGACTTTTGTACTTGATATTACTGATACTGATAAGCCTGATTCAACCACTACCTTAGCTCCAACAACAACTAATAGTACTTTTAAACCGTTGAAACCGACAACTACTTTAAAAGACAGTGATCCTGCTGATTATCGCGGAGAATTAACACGTGCTGGAGAAGCTGAGGGTGGAGATACTAGTGTTACTGATACTACTTCGACTACTGAAAATCCAGCAGGTACGTCTACAAGTACAAGTACTTCAACAACAGACCCTACTACAAGTACTTCCACTTCGACAAAGGATCCTGCAACTAGCACTTCAACTACAGATCCTACTACAACATCTACAAGTACAAGTACTTCGACAACTGATCCGACAACTACAAGTACAACTTCGACTACTTCCACTACAAGTACAACTTCGACTTCAACTACTGTAAAGGAAGATGATAATCAGAAATCTGCATTTCATACTTTACACCTTGAATATGATTTAAACACCGATCAATATGCTAAGGTTTATGATTTGATGAAAGCACTTAGTTTGATTCCTAATTTACACGTTGGTTTGACTTTGGAAGGCGATAATATACGTATGTACTCTAATCACTTAGATACGGCTAAAGATGTAGATATTACTGGCGATATTAATAGCCTTGATAAGTGTGCGTATGTTTGGTCAGTCCGTAGTGATATTGTTGATAAATTAGCACTAGACGATTGTGTTTCTGTTTCTGCTGTTTATACAGAGCCTTTAAATGAACCGTTTGGTTTAACTCCAATGGAAAAAGGATCAACCGCGGGTGTTCCTTTGAGTTGGGCGGAGCAGATTAAGAAGTTTGCACAGTGTCCTGCTTACTATATTGTTCCGTTAACTGCTAGCGCACCAATTCATCAAGAAGTTAAGGAGTTTGTCTTAGAGCAATCTGCTTTAACTAATCCAATTAGAGCCTTTGTAGGTTGCGGCTTTAACGAAGGTAAAGGTAATGCCATTTCTCGGCAATTAGATTTATCTACTCCGCGGGTTGGTTTAGTAGTTTCTAGTGGTTATTTCCAAACTTATGATGATGTGACTGTGCACTTACCAGGTTATATGGTGGCTTGTTTAGCAGCTGGTGTTCAATCTGGATTGCCTATTGGTGGAGATATTACTAATAAACCTATCAATATGTTGAGTTTGGATCAAACCTTTAACCAAAATGAAATTGATATTCTGTATAATAACGGAATTATCACTGTTAAAGCTTTGCTTAATCGTGGTGAAACTACTGGTTACGCCTTTGTTGCTGGGATTACTACTTATGTTCCTAAGACTAATATTCAAGACGAACCAGTTAAACGTAAAATTGGCTTGGGTGAAATTACTGACTTTATGTTCGGTGATATGAGAGTTAAGTTGGAGAACGCCTTTATCGGTAATAAGGTTTCTAAGACTACTGCTTCAGTGGTTAAGAACTTTGTAGCTAGCTTGTTAAGTAGTTACACCATGGATCCTGATAGTGAATTGGTGGATTATGATGAGGATTCTATTTCAGTTTTAGTTAATGGTGCAACTATGACTATTAGTTTTTCAGTTAAACCTAGTCAAACTATTGATTATATTCATGTTTATGGAACCTTTGATAACTATATTGATTCGTCTAGTGGTTCAAGTGCAACTCCTGGGGCTTCTGGTAGTTCTTCCCAGCAGATCCTTTATGGTGATTATAGCGATATTCCATCTGGCGCTGGAGATATATTTTAAAGGGGGATGTATAAATGGCTACAGTTTATGATCAATCTGTTCAAACTGGTAATACTATTTATTTAATGATAGATAATACCCCAATTGGTAGAGCACAGAGTTTGTCTGCTGAACGTTCGTTCGGGACAACTGGTGTCTATGAAATTGGTAGTATTATGCCGCAAGAACATGTGTTCTTGAAATATACTGGTACGGTTCAATTAGAACGTTACCGTATGAAGAAACAATCTTTAGCAACTTTAGGTTTTGCCGCTTTAGGCGAAGAGGTTTTGAAATTAAAAGTAATAGATATTGTTACAGTTGATAATTTAACGGGCGAAGTAATTATTGCATACCGTGGTTGCTCAATAGATACATATAACGAAGGCTATCGAGCTAATGAAATTACAACTGAAAGTTCACGGTTCTATTACTTAACTTCCACGGCTGTGCAGTCGGCACAAGGAGTTGCTCAAGGTAATAATACGGGATTAAATACAGGTATTTTCCATTAACAGTGATTAAAATCAGTCTTTGGGCTGATTTTTTTTGGTTACATGGTTGACAATTACTATTTAAGTGGTATACTTTTAGTGTAAACATAAGAAGGGAATATTCTAATGCTACCACCGATACCAATGCTAATTTTATTTTTATATGGTTTATTATTTACTTTTAGTCTTGCTTTAGTTATTGGTTCTATTATATGTTTTTGTGAATTTATCATATCATTTTGGAATAAAAGGATTTTTAAAGGTCTTTTATATCTGGTGCTAGCGATCTTATTAGTAATAGCTTTTCAACTTATATATGTGCATTGAGGAGAGCATAGAAATGGCAAGGAAACGTCAACACATTACAGTGTTTTTAAATACGCAAAAGATACAAAATTGGTTAGATGACCATGGTAAGTCAAGAGCTGATTTTGCTAATGATTTAGGAATATCAAGAAGTTCTGTAGTACGCTACTTAATGGGAAACAGACATTCTATTGAGTTATCAGTAGTAGTTAAAATTGCAAAATTAATGGGGGTAACAGTTGATGAACTTAGGAGCGATACAAACGTTATTGTCAGAAAAAGGTCTTAGCTGGCAGGATTTATGTGAGAAAACTGGGATTACAGAGTTAACTATGGGAACTTCCATTATCGGTGATAAGTTTTCCTTTAATAATGCTTGTTTAATAGCTGATGCTTTGGGAGTAAAAATTGATGATATTTTGTTTGATGAGGACAAAGCTAAAGAAGCTTAAGTTATTTTATAATCTTAATTAGCATCTACTTTAACATAAATAAGCTAAAGTAGATGTTTTCTTTTGTAACTTTATATTATTTATTAGGGTTATAAAAAGCGTAGTAATATATGTTATAATTATTAATAAAACTATTTTAGAATGGAAGGAAAATATATGGCTAAAGACTTAACTGATTTTATGAAAGAGTCCCAGCAAAAAGATACTTCACAACAAGCACAGCCAGCAGCTATGCCGCGAAGTAATGCTACTCATCATAGAGACACTCCTTCACAAGAAGCTGTAAACCAGCAGATCCGTGAAACAATGAAGGCTAAAGAGTCACAAATTCAGATTTTACAGCAACAATTAAATTCTGTAAAAGCAGAAAATAAGCAGATGAAGGATCATTTAAATGCTGAAGAGTCTCAAAGAGCGGAAAAAGCTGTTTCTGATATTATTCAAGAACCAGTAGAGACTTTTAAAAAGACTTATACGTTTCCAGTAGCTAAAGGTTCAACGAAGACTGAAGAAACAATAGAAATTGAGTTGAAACCAATGACTGTAGAAATGTGGAGTCAAGCCGAAGCTCAGGTAGCTCAGATAACTGGTGGTACTTTTGTCAGTTTACCTGAAGCATCTGCTACAGCGTATCTTGCCGTTTGTGTATTCAGGGTTGCGGGGGTGAAGGTTCCTGATCAATTATTGGATATGTCAAAGATGTATCGTCTTGATATTCCAATAATGATTTATAACGATTACTATGACTGGCTGAAATCCTTTTGCAGCCAGGTACAATACTAATTATCATAAGTCCGTTCAAGACTTTGGTGGTTTACCTCATTTAGTAACTACTAATGTAGCTCGCAATATGTGGGCTATTATGAAATTATTTCATGTTTTACCTAATGATAAGAGACTACAAACTTTATCACCTGAACAACTTGATTTTATTATTCTTTCAATGCGGGAAGATAATGAAGAAATTAGACGTGCTAAATATGGTTTGGAAACTTCTCATAAGTACGTTGATAAGGAAATGGCACAGATGGCTAATGTACCTGATAGTGAGTTTGAACTTGTACATAAAGGTCATGATATGAAGAAAATTGCTCAACAAGTTGCAGAACGGACTATGGATCCTGAATTTAATGAACGTCACAGACAGCTTATGAATGCTGTTTATACAAAAGATATTCCGCAAAAATTACAACAATTAGATACAATTAATAGATTCCAGCAAGAACAGATTAAACGCGCTCGGGAAGAAAATAAGCGCCGTGAACAGAGTAAGCAGCAAACTGTTAATTTTGACACTGATATCTGGGACGATTATAAATTATAGAAAGTTGGGGGTGATTTATAAGTGGCACGCCAAAGAATAGATTATGATATTAATGCTGATATTTCTAAGTCTTTACAACAAGCAGCCCAATATGAACAAATTCTTGGTAGAATAGATAAAGAATGGGACAGTGTTAACCGTAAATCTCGTGAAAATGGTGGGACTGTTACTTATAAAGAAACTCTGACAGGTCATGGACTTAATAATCAATTAACTGCTGCTACTCGTGATATTCAACGTTCTATTGAGTCCATGGTTAAGCAGATGCAGTCTGTTAAGCGTAACGGGACTTCGTCTCAGTACGATCAGTTGCATTCGGCTATTACTCGTTTAACCAATGTTTTAGCTTCTAATATAAATCGTTCGGGTGCTACTTCCTGGAGTACGGGGACTGCTAATACTCCTTTAAATAAATTCTTAACTGAAAAAGAACGAACTGGTGCTTTACGGGGTGTTCCTACTGGAGTTAGCAAGGGTGCTACTTTTCAAGAACAATCAGAGATTCAAAAGAGTGCTCAAAGCTTTAAGAATGAAATTTCTCAGTTTCGCCGTTCCGTATCTGCTGTAGAGTCAACCCAGCAACGTTTAGGGACTTCTTATGACAAAAGTGTTTCTTCAGGCAGAATTAACTATCGTGCTAATCAGAATTTTAATTCTGATTATAGTCGCAATGCGAATCGACTTTCTCAAACTAGTGCAGATATTCAATCAAGGTTAGATAACTGGCAAGGACAAAGATCGTCAATAATTTCACAAAGAAATGCTTTACAAGAACGGTCTAATTCTGGAGCAGTTTCTGATAAAGATGTTGCTCAAATACAGAAACAAATTGTTCAATACGATAAACAAATTAGTTTATATTCAGAAAATATTAATCTTTTAAAGAATTTTAATGAACGACTTTCAGAGGCTTCTTCAAATCAAAAAGAGATTAAAAAAGCTTTTGATGGATCGGTTGCAACAGGTCAAGTTAAAGTACAAAATGATCCTAGTTCTTTTTTAGGAATTTTATATAATCGGCGGGCGGCAATTGGTGGTATGGTTGCGACCACCGCCGCTAATACATATTTAAACTCAGTAGATTCTGGCAATGTTTTACGAAAAAATGCTTACGGTCAGTTTGGTAGTTCTTATACGGCACAAGGACAAACAGGTTCTTTTGATAATGCTTTACAGTCGTCTTTAGCTAATGGAACTACTCAAGGCTTTTCTGGTAAAGAAACCTCGGGCTTTATGGCAGCTTATTCTGAGTATTTAGGCACTAAACAGGCAGTTTCTGGGGCTCAACAACTAGGCGCTTGGGCGCGTTATGGTGGTTTAGGTGCAGATACTACTAATCAATTATCAGGTACTTTAGAACAATTAGGAACTGTAACTAGTCCTACTGATATTAAAAATATTGCCGAAGCTTTTACAGGTTCTTTAAAAGAGTCAGGTTTATCAGGACAAGCTAAGATTCAAGGACAAGCTTTAAACAGTGTTTTATCAACTATGCGGGGACAACAAGTCTCTAGTAGAGAAGTAAACGGTGTTGGTAACTTATTAAATAGTCTAGGTCAAAATCCCCGTTTTCGTGGTGAAGCTGGTGCACAGGCTTTAACTAGCTTACAAGGATTATTTTATAATGGTACTAATAATCGTTTCTTAACTAATGCATGGACAAGTAGTAATCCTGGTAAATACTTGTCGGCACATGGACAAGCTCAATTACAAGAAGATATGCAAAATCCTTTCGCCCACCCGAAAGAAATGCAGAATACTTTAAATTATTACTTGCGACAATATAAAGATACTGATATTGCCGCCTATCAATTATCAAGTGATTCTGGTAATACCATTAATATGGCACAAGCTAAGGAATGGTTAAAGCAATCACGTTCGGGTAATATTACTCGTCAATTTAGTAAAGATAATCGAAAAACTGGTAGACGACAGCTAGATAGATCTGAGGAAGACTTTTCTCAAAGTGGAGTTTCTTCAGTTTTACAACAACAAGGTTATACTGATCAAGGCAATGCGACAGCTTCAAGATCTATGGATTCTACACGAAGTACTATTAATCCTTTGCGTTCAAATCCTTTGATTGCTTCAACGGCATCTGCTGGGGGTTCTTTATTACAGCAGACTGCTGGTATTGCTATTGGTACTGCTGCTGGTGAGGGTTTGTTTAAGAGTGTAGGCGCAGGTGCTGGTGCTGGTGCGGAGGCTTTATCTTTAGGTGCTACTGGAGCAGGCGGAACAGGTGCTTTAGCTGCTTTAGGTGGTGGTTTAAGCGGTTTGGGTTCTTTTCTTTTACCTTTAGCCGCTAGTGGTGCGACTGCTACTGGTTTAGTGAAGTCGGCACAAGATATTACTAGTGGTAATCAGGGTCGACAAACTACTGGGTTTGGTACAGCTTCTTTAATTGGTGGCGGTATGACTCTTGGTGGCTTATTAGGGGGTCCAGTTGGTGCTTTAGCTGGTGCGGCTGCTGGTACAGCGGCATCTGCTTTACCAGGTATTTCTAATGGTGTTGGTGGTATTGAACGCGGTTTTGCTAATGGGGTTAATAATATTTTTAATCCTCCGAAGGCAAAAGCAGCAACTGTTTCTGGCGGTTCTACTAAAAACACTTGGGTTACAGGTAATCAAGATGTAATTCAAGGATACAATAAAATGCTGGATAAAATGATTAAAGCTGCTGATATTTTAAAGAAAGCCTTATTAGCTCAAGGTAAAGGTGGCAGCGGTTCTGGTGACAGTGATAGCGGCGGCGTTGAAGATATTGCTAATGGTGATATGAAAGCTAATGCACAATCGATTTCCGACTACATTAAAAAACATGTTAAAGGCGCTACTAGTGAGGCTATTGCAGGTTTATTAGGCAATTTACAACAAGAGTCGGGGCTTGATCCTTCGAAAGTTGAAGCTGGCGGTGGCGGTGGTCACGGTTTAGCTCAATGGACTGGAGCTCGTTGGAATGACTTACAACGTTACGCGCAAAGTAAAGGCAAGAGTTGGGACGACTTAGGCTTACAACTTGATTTTATGTTTAACGGTGACGGAGCTAATTCTAATATTTTAAAGAATTTACTTACGTCTAAGGGTAGTGTAAGTGAATTAACCCAAAGGATTGAAAGTCAATACGAACGTGCAGGTGCGCCTGCTATGGGTCAAAGAATTAATTATGCTAATAGTTGGTATAAGACTTTAGGTCGTAAGGCTCAAGGAACAATTACTTCCCGCCCGCAGATTGATTTTGTTGGTGAAAAAGGAGCTGAAGCTATTGTTCCTTTAACAGATCGTGTCCGTGGTAAGTCAATTTTACGAAGCTCGGCTAATTATTTAAACTTAGAAATCTTAGATAAGGATACAGATCCCTATGGAATGGCTGGTGGTAGTCAAGGAGCACAAGAACTAAATTTAGCTCCGTCTTTTAACATTACAGTTCGCAGTAATGGTGAAGAAACTTTAGATCAATTGAAAAAGCAAGGCAATGCTGCTGTTGATTATATCTTTGAACAATTACAAAAGAAGGTAAATGGTTATAGTAATCAGATTACTCGGGGTTAAGTTTAGTCGGGAATAGAGGTGAAGAAAGTGGCAGAGCAGGAAAATTTTGATATACAGGCTGATTTAAGTCAGTCGGAAAAGAATGTTAGAGACTTTGCTAATCTATTAAATAAAGCTGAACGTCATATGAGTAATATTACTCGTAAGGCGCAACAAAACGGTGGAACTATTACTTATAAAGAAGCTCACCGCGGAACTAGCCTTAATAATCAGATTTCTAATACTTCTTCTCAGATTAGACAAAATTTAGAAAAACTTTCTTCAGACTTTTCTTTATTAAATTCTACTTCGTCTGCTGATTCTTCTCAATTAGCTGCTGTAGAACAAGCAATGGCTAATTTAGAAAATGTGATTGCACAAAATTCACGGCGAACAGGAATTTTAGCTCCTGGTCAAGTAGTTAATAATAACTTGGCTACTTTTATTCAAGGAAAAGAACAAGCTGGTGCGATTACTAGTGTTCCGCAGTCAGTAGCTAAAGGTGGCAGTATAAAGCAATCACTAAACTTTAATGAAACTACACGTAACTTACAAGATATTGAACGTAAGGTTGCAACTAATGTTAATCGTTTATCAAAGCAGGCTTTAGCAGCTAACAGGGTGGTTTCTCGAAGTCAAGATTCAGGTCATATAAGTTATGCACGGCAACAGTCGTTTAAAGCTAATGCAAAGTCTTTTTTTAATGACGTGAACGACCAACAAAGTTTAATTTCAGAAAGTATTAATGGTTTTCGAGGGAATATCCGTAAGAACGAAGAAGAAATTTTAGGTATTCAAAAGCAAAGAGATTCTTCACGACTTTCTGAAGATGAACTGGCGCGGCAAAACGAACATATTAGTCAATTAAATTTACAGAATAAAGCTTTATCTAAAGTTATTGATAAATTATCTGCTAGTCAAAATACTTTGCAACAATCTCGGGTATCCATGACGAAAGCCCAAACTAATTTAAAGACTAGTACAGCTGCTGGTAGTGTTACTGAAGACGCAGATCCTAATTCTTTTGCAGGCCAAATGAAACGTCGTTCGGCTGTGATGGCAATGTTTGCCGCCACTACTTTAAGAGATACTTATTCAGATTATGTAAATGCTGGTAATTCTTTACGCCTTAATTCTTATAATAGTTATGGTGAAGCTTTTACAGGTCAAGGGAAATCTACTTCTTTTGACAGGGTAAATTCTAATCTTTTAGCACGAGGATTACCCGCTGGTTTATCTGGACAAGAGGTAGCTAATTTAGCGGGTGCGTATACTAGTTATCTAGGAACTGCTGATTTATCTTCGGGAATTGGTTCTTTAGCTGGTTGGGCGCGTTTTGGTGGTATTGGTGTTACTGGAGCAACCCAATTAACTCAAAGTGCTGGTCGTTTGGGAGTTATTAAAGACTCTAAAGATATTAGGGCGTTATCAACTGCTTTTACAGGTTCTTTAAAGCAAACGGGATTATTGGCACAAGCCCAATTACAGAGTAAGGCTTATTTAAGTATTTTAAATAACTTACAAGGACAAAGAGTAACTCGCAATGAAGCTGCTAGTTTAGGCGGTATTGTTAATGGATTAGCTCAACAGAACCCTCGTTTAAAAGGTCAAGCTGGTGCAGATGTAGTAAATCAGGTTTCTAGTGGCTTAGGACAAGCTACTGGCAATCCGTTACTTTCATCTTTATACGGAGCTAATGACCCTAAATACGGAGGCTTAAAAGGTACAGCAAAGCGTTATGAAGCTATGCAAAACCCTTGGGCTCATATTCAAGATACGCAGGATTTCTTTAATAATGTTTTAGATGTTACTGGTGATGAAGAATTAGCCGCACAACAGATTTCTAATAGTATGGGCTTATCTATGAAAGATGCTAAGGCTGTACTTAATGCTTCTCAACGTGGAGACTTAGCGAAGTGGGCTAAGCAACATAATAAAACTGGACAAAAGCAATTAAATGCGAACCAGCGTTCGTATCAACAAAGTGGTATTTCTAGTTTACAACAGCAGCAAAATTATGAAGATCAAGGTCATAACCGTGCGTCTACTTCTTTAGATGCTATCCGCTCGATAGTTAATCCTTTACGTTCTAATCCACTAATGACTATGTTAGGTGCTGGTGCAGGAATGTTACTGCAAGGTGCTTTAAGTGGGGCTATTTCAGTAGCTGGGCGTAAAGCTTTTGCATCTTTAGGTAAGTCGGCGTTTGGTGTAGCAATTAAAGATATTTTAAAAACTCCTGGGCGTTTATTAAAAAATACAGGTTTATATAAAGGTGCTGCTGGTAAAGTAGCCACTGTGGCGTCTCATTTAACTTCTCGTGGAGAAAAGTCACTATCTGGTGTACTTGCTAGGGGTGGACGTAAAATCGCTGAGACAGGCACTAGGGGCGTTTCTCGAGGACTTGGTCATTTTAGTTTACGCAACGGTTTAAGAATAGGTGGCAAAGTTTTAGGAAGATTAGCCCCTGCTTTAGATATTGCCACTATTGCTGGTACTGGTATTGGTGCAGTGCGCAATCTGGCAAGTGGTAAGAC